AGCGGTCCGGCTCTATTTCTATCCCGCGGTTCCTAACGCGGTTTGAAGTGTAATAAAAAGGGACCTTACTTTTGTAGGATCCCTAGTCTTTTAGAGTTTAAGCCTTTTAGTATTTACTTTTGGCTTTCTCCCCTAACTAGGGATACCGTATCTTTAATATTCTCAATGCGATCGGTGCGCACAACATTATGCTCGTGGTTTTGCCACTGCATAAAGTTTTGTTGTGTAAATCGCTTGTTGAACATTTTGATACCTTTATTTGTTGATGATTTATTTATACGTTTTTTCAGTTTGAAAGGTTTTTTACAACCTGTTGTTTAATCGTTAAAGTTATTTTAACTTGCTTTTTTAGTTTTGTACAATGTTTTTGCAGGTTGATCATTGATTTGTTTTAGAAGCAAGCCATTCAGACTTTCGGTTTTGGCTTAGCGCTTTATCACTGTTGCACCAGCATTGGAATCGAACCTACAGTGTGCCTATCCTCTAGTCTTAAAAGTGGCCACTTTCTGGCTTGCTTCTAGAACAAATCAGATGTTTAATCTGCAATGTTTGAATTATAAACAAAATTTAAGGCTCGTGTAAACTGTTACAGGTTGTTACATTTATGACTTAAGCAGCCAGATAAACTTTTTAGACAGCGCAGTTGACTGGAGCAATGATCTACCGTAAGTGTCGAATTTAGGTGCAAACTCCACAAAATCTACAGAGCCACATTTACCTGTAAATGCATCTAAGAAGGACATGTCAGTAAAAGTTGGGCCATCTTTTTCTGGCGTACCGACACCTGTTATAGTGTCATCATCAAAGAAATCTAGATCAAATGAGATATGAACGTGGTCATTTAAAAAGACACGAGATTCGATTTCTTTTTCCAGGATAATCTTTAGTGTTTTGGGGTTTTTCACTTCACTACTAGAGTACCACTTTATATCTTTTTCGCGCAGATACTCTTTTTCTTCTGGATCGATTGAGCGCAACCCAAAGTAAACAATATTCTCAGGTAAAAGGAAACCAGCATCAATTAAGAATCTCACCGGCATGCCGTGAAAATTACCAGTTATGGAAGTATTCGGTGAGTTAATGTCTGCATGGGCGTCAAACCAAAAAACTTTTAGTCTGTCAATCCCAACATGTTTTGATATTGCTGACAGGCTTGCATACGCCATGCCATGATCCCCACCAATCATAAAAATCTTATTGCCATCTCTAAGTTTTTCAGAGATAGTTGCAGACGCAGATGAAAGAATGTAATGTAAGATGCCCCAATTTTTTACTAAATTTGGCGTTTTTGTTTTGCGGTCATATGTGGCTGCCATAGAATAATCTTTGACAAAAAAGTCCACATCTTCATTTTTAAGTTGCTCTAGCAATTCAGCTGGTGCCTCAGCACAACCAGGAACCCCCGTACCAAAATCGGACATAGCACCAAAGACACAAACTTTTTTTGCCATCATATGTTTTAAACTTTACGCCAATTAGAAATTGCGTCTATGAGCTGTTCAGCAGTCACATTGTCAAACGCACCATAGTTGTAAGATTCGCAAATGTAAGATGGATTTTTTCCTTCTGTTTGGACTAGATTACCCACTTCATCTTTCTTTAGGATCTGGTGAATTTGAGATGTGAGATAGTGTTGAACAGCCTGCTGGTCATCATTGGGGTCATCTGACACAACAATCATACCTTTTAGAGGCTTACCGTCAAGAGTAAAAACTAATCCAGTCCTATGGGCAAATGTCAACCATTTAAAAGTTTCTACTTGTGATGCCACTAATTTTTGATTTTCCATTATTTCAATTCTTTCCTAATTGAAGAAAAATTTTCGTAAACGTTTTTCCAGTCTTCATCTGGATTAAATCCGGCTTTGTCGTCAAATAATACAGAGAAATAAGGTTTCTCATGGAATGATGATACCGAATTGCTTTGCTCAAACGGGTTATTGTTGATAGCAGATACCTTAATTCCAACTTTATTGAACTGTTCCAAAATACCCGGCTTATCTCGTTCGTGGAGGCATGACCAAATGATAATTACACTTTCTTTGCAATTTGAAATCATTTTAAGGGTGTTTACAGGAATTCCATCGATCCCTCCAATAAACTCATGCACTCCAGGTTCGTAGCTAGAGTGCATGATCACGCCATGTAAGTCTACCAGATAATAAATTTTGTTATACCCACGAGAAACGGCTTTAATGTAGGCGTCAGCAATAGTCTGAGTTATTGGTCTAAGCATAGTGTGCTCCATTAGTGTGTTTATTATACACTAAATTAATGGAGTTTTATCAAAATGGCAAATCGTTGTTTAACTCTGGACATTCATAGTTTGTCCTGGTCGCAAGCTCAATCGTGATGTCTTGCGTTTGAATAGTTTCACTTGATGACTTATCATAATAAGGTTTACCAACATGGTAAATATGCACCGTTGGTATTACGATTTCGCATTCATTCGTGCGAAGATTTACCTGCATGAGAAATCTCTTATAATGGAGGTTTGACATCAAATCTGAATCTCGTGTTCGATGCCACATTAAGTTTTCCCAATTTGAATAAGAAAAGGGATCGTTAGGGTCTTCAATAAAATCTGCCCATGTAGCCCAATCTTTGAAAGATACACTGCGAGGACAAGCAGACCAAGCAATGAGAGCCCAGGCGTTATTTTCTAAAACAGCGTCTTGCTTTACAAGTGGTTTAAATTTTTGTGAGCGATTGCGTTCACAATCCACTGCCCACCCGGTGTCTTGAAAAGTAGCGTTAATATTGTCACGAGGTGGTGAAAAACCGCCCAAAGGTGTATGGTAATATGAAGGTTTTTCAACCCATACTTTTACTGATCTCCAACCACCCATCACCAACTCGTGATTGTCAGGTCTTGTTACATAAACAATCATTGTTGCTAATCGTGAAGTTCATGGTAGTACTCGAAGAGGTTTTTTGTTACTGTCAGCTGTATTTAGCAGCGTCGATAGATATATCTTAACTCAATCGTCGCTCCGTGTACACTAAATTCGGGATCACGGAGCTTAACTTTGTTTCAACGCATCGTATTTAGCGATATCGCCGAAACACTGTTGGTTTTTATTCAGGATGATGCTTAAACGGATGGGTCTACGAAGACAAAATTTCTTAAAGGTCAGTATTTCAATTAGTTGACTTCTGCCCACATGCCGTGCGTGATCGTGCCACCGGAACCGTACGCATAGAATTTGCGGGCACGAGGCACTGCCTTCTTAACTTCAGCCAACATGTCCATGATCTTCGTCTTAGAGGTGCTGGTGAAAGATACTTCGTATACGGTTTCCTGGCTGTTCAACCAGTCATACCACACGGGAACATCATCTGAACCAATGGCTGCATGGATTGCGTCAAGGACCGCGTCAGCGTACTCACCGTCAACCCACACGCGGCCGTGGTGATTGTGCTTAGACAAATCCTTAAGATCTGCAGTTTTGTCAAGGTCTAGAATTTCACCAATGCGCATGATTTGATTTCCGAGGTGGATTGTTAAGTCATTATAACCTAGGGTTCAGGATACGACTTACGTATCAGAAGCCCTCAAAGTTTATTAGGATTGAATGCAACTTCTTTAAGAGCTTGCGAGTGACTGAGGATGTGTCGAACATTCTGAGATACATCTCCAAAACATCTGACCATTTAGCAAGGTGCTCCAAGTCACGCGTTTGCTTCATCTTCGCAATGATGTCATTCACATCCCAAAATGACATCAGCTCAATAGCGCACTGGACGGCGAACGCGTCAATCTCACGGTGATCAGCCAAGTAATCACGAAGCTGCTCTGGATCTTTGGCGTTAAGAGCATTTGCAGAGTGCTTAAGGATCTGATCACGGTGACGTAGTTCATGCGAGATGCTTGCAGCACAAAGGTTTGCAAAGTCTTCATACTGCACGGAAGAGCTACCGTCCAGAACATCTTGAATGTCATCAGTCAGTAGAACCGTAATCCATCCATCATGCTCGTACTGTGCTCCATCCAGACCCGCTTCAATGTACTGCGACCGCTTCATGGGCGCATCGACTACCGTAAACTTCACCATAAGCGCAGCGAACGCGCTATTCAGACACGCCTGGATTTGTTTGTTGGATAGCCCGTGTTCCCATAGTGAACTCTTGAACTCACTAAGTTTGTGCACTACGAAAGTAGTGTGTTTTGGCAGTTCAGCTCGCTCATTTACTTGCTTGGTGACCTTTAGGACATTCACACGTCTGCGGTCTGTTCCGTTAGCCGCGTCGTAAAGCTTACCGTCAATCAACGCCATTGCGTGCTGACCACCAAAAAGGTAGTATGCACCAGTGCTGAATTTCTCTTTGGCTTGCTTTACCGTGTACCCGCGAAGATCATCTGGAAGTGGAACTGGTCGTAAAGTCAATCCCCTGCTTTTCAGTTCATGGCTAAGATCTACGCCTGTTAGCATCTTGGTACTTGAAGTCTCCAAACCAAAGTGCGTGAACAGTGCATTTGCGGTCACTGTCGTGCAGCGATCTACAGATTCAAGCAGCTCTACTATTTTCATTCTGCCCACTCACTTCTAAATTTGTCAAGACTGATGATGCGCGGATATGGCAAAGATGAGTCAAACTGTCTGGCTGTGAAATCAACGACAGTGTTGTCAATGACTACTGCAGTATGGGCATCATCCTCGCTCCCAGGCGTGATGCCGGCGCGCTTGGCCCAGGCTTTGTTCTTAGCCACATGAACCGTCACGCTCTTTGCACCTATGTCACGCTCTTTAAGCCACTTGATGAACTGTTCAGAAACCATTGCGCAGTTACCAGCCTCATGACAGATATCACTGAAAGTGCCAGTGCCAAACCATTCGCGGACATTCTTTTCAGCGTCAGCCATAAATTCTTTAGCAAGGGTGTGCGGGTCTCGCTTAGATTCGATAAGTTCACTAATCTTCACAGGCGTTCTTTCTTAAATAAACAATCATTTAAACTTGCTTGTTACATCGTTAACAACAGGGTGGTTTTCTACCTCAAAGCGATCTACAACCCTAGACCAATAATCTTCGCGCTTAGCTTTCAAAAGCAGCAAATATGAGTTTCCCTGGGCGCTTACTATCACGGCGTAACTTAATGTTCACAGTATCTAAAACTCTTTCACCGGCATCGTCTTCTTTGTCGAACGATTGTGTAATGTGAACAGTCACTGTTGCTAAATTGAGACCTTCAACATCCATTGTACCATGCTTCACTAAGTGGTATCCTTCAACACTACCAAATGAACCTTCTTTAATAATTTTTTCTAATTGGTCTTCAACTTCTTGAACTTGAATCTTATCCCAAGGCAGAACACCAGTGTAATTAGAGTTATCTGCCTGACGTTCCCAATATACTTTTCCATATTTTGGAAATTTAGTTTTCAACTGTATGCTTGATTGCCAAGCCTTTGCCTCGACAGAGTCAGCATCTTTGAAACGCTTTTCCACTCCATCTTTAGACTTTACAATAAATGCACCCTCATTTAGAATTTCAGTAACCTTCATAGTACTCCCAATATAATTTAAGATTTGGTTATAAGATTATTTATAAGATTATTTATGTTGGTGTGCTACTGTAGCTATTTGAGCTAGACCATTTGGTTTGAAGCGTCCACCGGTTCTCCAATGGCGAACCGTCTGGACATGCCCCTTGCGTACGTATTTGGCAACTGAGCTTTTGAACTCACTGTACTTGAATCCACTTGCGACACGAACAACGTAGCCTTCGTCTTTCGTGAAGTCCATGCCAAGATCAACGTGTATGGATTGCATGTGTTTGGTGATCCAAATCCCCTCCCACAGCACGGGGACTGGCGTGATGCCGAGTAGTTCAAACCACTCCAACGTCTCATCCCACGGCAAACACTCATTGCGTTCATTCCAGATGCTGAAGCCTAGAAAGTACGACTTCAGATCGTCATAGTGAATGCTGTGTTCTGCCCAGAGATTCTCACCACACACTCGCCAACCTGCTGGCAAGTTGTAGCACACATTCTCTGTCAAAAATTTCTTCACCCACGCACGGTCTTCACCACCACGACTGTCAATGGAACGGGCGTGAATATGACCGTCACTGTAGCAAGTTGTATTTTCACCATCCATTTTGAGCGTAATGACGACGTGTTTACCTTCGAACTGCGAGCAGTCCTTTAGCGCTTTGTCATCATCATGCAAACCGGGTGAATATGGCAAATGGAACGTGCGCCCATATTTCACGTAAGGAGTAAACAGACTGAGGACGCCTCCAGCTGAGAGCACCTTCTGAACGCTCTCATCGTAGAACAATTCACCGCACGTACGTGAGCCATTCTCGAGCACATAGTTGCCCCACTTGTCGATTGGTTGTTCTGGATAGAACTGATCGGGCACAATGATTTTTGTAATCTTGGCGGCGGCTCGCACGTCTTCTACAGATAAAATCGTCTGCTCACAAAGCATATGATGCTCTTCGCACACGGTGGCGCCATTATCAAGGTAGTATCCACCATCGCCCCATAGGCGCCGTTCAATGATATGGTGTGCATCTAACTTACCTTCAGGCGTTTGCTCAGCAGTCTTACCACAGAACACACACTTGTGCCCATCGCGAGCAAATACGCCCTCACGAAATTCATCACGGGTCAACAGTTTGTGGTTCATGTTTTTCTCCTAAGTTTGACTATTATATCACAATTACGTAACTACAGTATTACTGATGCAGGCTCTGTCCTTGACACAGAAGAAGCAAGCTTAGTAGCTCAGACAAATGAACTTTGCTTGGATCAAGAGGGAGCACAAGGCTTCCTCTTTTCATGAGGATTGGCAGAACACCATTACCCTCTGTTTACCTGTTAGACGATAGTTAGGGCAGTGCCACACTCACGACAGAACTTGGCATTAGCCTTGTTCACCGTGCCACAAGTGATGCAAGTCGGTTTGGTCTTGACGGTGACAGGCTTTTCAACAGTCTTACCTTCAACTTCACCGAGAAGCTTGAGGACTAGAACGCGCTTGACACCATCAGTCGGGAACCATGCACCTTGAGTGAACTTTTGCTCTGAAATTGAACCAGGCACCGTGATGCCAACATCGTTCAGAACCGGAGCAGAGTCGTGAGTTGCACCCGATGCCACTCCGGTCGGCGACACAGAGGACAGCCCGATTGCACTGGCGATCGACATGTTGTTGGAATTACATGACGTATTAATCGGTGTCGCCAGGCCCACCTGCCCAATGAGGCCGTCGCGTCCTACGACATTCAGACTGTAAGCGCCGCCGGAGTTCGTTACGCTCCAAGTATTGCGATCACAGGCCAATTGATCTTGGTAAATCTTGCCCCAATCCACACTCTTCATTGGCAATGGCTCACGCTCGAACTCGACCTCGACACGGACCAGCCCGTCTTCGATCTTGATACCCCGAGGGCCGTCTTCGATCTTCTTGGTGCGCTCAATAAACTTGAAGCGATTACCCTGATCCATATTACCGCCTTTGATAAAGCGCTCTAAATCCATAGATCTATTCGCTGGAACGATCAGACGAGTTCCTTCAGTGACATCAACGCCATCTATTTCAACTCGAACGAGTGCGCGAACCGAGTTCATGTTCTTTAGGAAAATAGAATACTCTGAACCGAATGGCAGAGCGACGGATTCTCCGTGTTCGCGGAGTACTTTGCCGTTGTTTTTGATGGCAACAGCGAACTTGTGTGCATACATCATACACCTCTCCTTCTTGCACAACTTAACCGCCGACAGACTAACGACGCGAATTTAAAGTCTGTTGTGATGCTATTCTATTTAGCAACGTAGGAAGAGTGCTTATGACCTGAAGCCAGGCTAGCCCATGTCGACGATCTTAATGGCCCACCCACAATAAAGGATCAGCTTTCGCCTGCTAATACATGGTGGCAACTCTTAATCACCAGCTCACTTGGGCAGCGCGTTCACGTCAACGAACATGTCGCCTGACCAGTTCACGTACTTTCCCTGAATGTACTTTTGGTAGACCCATTCGGCAAGGTAGCCATAGGTGGCAACGTACTCCAATACACGAGTCTCCAGGTCTTCACCTTCGAAAATCGCAATGCATTCACCCTTATAGAGTAGAGCCTTGCGTGACACATTGCCCAGCTTCTTGTCCTTGCGAACAGAATCGACGGTGGAAAAGTATAGAGGGGGAGACTTCATTTTACTTCTTTCAATTGCTTGCGATAGTCATTGTTTTGACGGTATGGTTCCCACGCCCAGAGCTTCATTCAAACATCCCATTGAGTATTTTCTCTATTGCGGCCTTATGCTTGCGATCGAGTTCTTCTTCATACTTATCTGCTGCAATTCTAGCAAGTCTCGACATGATTACTGGTTCTAGAAGAGTCTCAAACAGCTTGGTGTCATCCAGTGCCACACGAAATTGCCATAGACAGCGCTCGCTTGTAGGAGAACCATCTAGCATCTCACCGTCCCACATTTTAACTGTCAGAACAAGTTTGTTTACATCAAAAAACCACTTCACGCACTCTTCATACGTAGACTCTTTCCACATGTCTGGCAGATCGAATGAGCCATCGCGGTTTTTCCAAGTGTTACGATAAGTTGAACTGCCCAGCCATTTTGCTTCGATCATATCAACAGGCTTTAATGTGTTGCGAAGAAATATAAAATCTCGCCAACCAGAGCGGCCTAGATGGTATTCAGTTACCTTTTGCTTACGGGCAACCTCAATCAACGTTTGAATTGTGTACTTCATACTTACTCACTTGTTTGTTTTAAGGCTTAAAGTCCATGTGCATGGTAAGATACTTTTTGATGTCTTTCTTAGAGGCAGACCTCTTTTTGCTTCTAACAAATCCAGGGCGGTGCCTTGCGGCATAGAGATCTTCACCCTTCAGACCGTAGTTACTGCCATTATTAACAGTGTTAAACATCACATCTTCGCGAGTAAACAAATCGTGGTAGCGCTCATAGCGCACAAACTGCTTGCCAGCAAAGGTATAAATGCTTGGGGTATCATTACATTTTTCCCAAGTAAAAATAAACCAAACACCATTAACAAGCGCCATATCTTCGTTTGGGCCAATTTTCAAATATGTGCGAGGGGTTTTTGTTTGCTCTTTTACTTTTGCAGGTGAACGCTTAATGATGCCGTCTTTCGGGTCAACAAATACCGATGGTGCATACTTTCTTCCGCTGCAAAATTTTTTCCACTCTTCACAAGGTCTGCCATACCTGCCCCGAATGCAAAGCACACCGCTTTCGTCGTAAAACAAATCTTTGATTTGGATGAAATCGTAAATGTGCTCAAAAATGTGCTGATTTGTAACTTTACGGGTGTCAAAATTGTTCTTAATTTCTCCATAAACATCATCCCACTTTCGGCCAATTTGTTTAAAGAGGTATCGGCGAAGCGGTGACAAAAACTCACCAAAAGTTTTGCGTGGTGCTTTTGCAACACCATATCGGTTCTTCATGCCCTCACGATGCAAATAATCGTAATCGCGGTTAAACACTTTGCAATGGCGAACTTCACCAAAACATGATGAGCTTCCATAACGGGGCTGTTCTGTGAGAATTTTAGAAAAATCTTTTCTCATGTTGAAAACTCCTTTATGTCGCGTTAAGTAATTATAACACAACGCAGGTTGAAATGTTCATTTAAAGAGAGTTTTCAACACACCGTAACGATCACTAATATTTGCAAATTGATTAATTTGCATTCCTTGCGTAATCGCAACCAAATTTCTTTTAGCTTGCCTTCAGGTTACAAAAGTAAGTGTCAACAACAGATGACGCCACTTTACCATCGTAGTTGCCGGAAAACTTCTGTTTGAGAAACTTCATTGCTTCCCCTTTATTAGATCCCTGAAACTCAGTAGAAAGCGCCTTAAGAATTTCTTTTTCGCCGGCTTGAGGCGGCAACAGACCACTCAAGATTGCAGCTTCTGCTTCAAGTGTTTTTGCGTTTTCAGTGGCTACAGCCATCTCGCTTTGTTTGACAAGATTAAGAGTTTCCGCATTATTTTTAATGTATTTGCGAATCACAGCAAAGCAGTCTTCATCTGTGACATCTCGCAAGTCACGCTTTGCAACCGCTGAGATGTCACCCATGATGCAAGTCAATAGCGCAGTCTCAATTTGGTCTTTTGTCTTGCGGGCTTGCAGCTGCTTAGGTTTGATCTTTTGAAAAATGTCGCTCATAAAAACTCCTAAACAAAAACAGTTTAGTAATTATACACCAAAATCACTTTTTAGTATCTGTTTTTTCTGAGGGCTTCTTTTCAGCTTCTTTTGCAACCATAACAGCAATGTCGCTTAAATCAGATGACATGTTTTTGATAATTGATGAAACTAACATTAGTGCCTCTAGTTTCCTATTTGGTGTAGTTTGCATCATTTTTGAGTTTAGCATTGCGGTAAAGGTTTTTTCATCTAGCACAAACTCGTTGTTAAACTTAATTAACCTTTTAAAATAGTCTCTATGCTTTTTGACTAATTCAACCCCTGAATTATTCACACTAGACTTATTCATCTTTTTAATCTTTGCAAGCTCTTCCTCAGATGCTTTTTTCTTAAGCTTTCCGGCCTCTTTATCTAGCTTAGAAGAAATAGAAAGAAGTGTTTTTCCTAAATCTCTATAAGCAAGAGCAGCGACCATTAATTGCTCCCTTGTTTCTGAAGAGCTGATAAGTTTTTCTTGAATGGTGCGATCGTCAACCTGCAAATCAACCACGTTAGCATTTGCCACATCCGCATATGAATCGATAAACTGATTAAGAGTAGAAGTTATAACCTGTGTTATTTTAGCTTTTCTTTGAGAAGACAATTTTTCTGCTTCTTCTTTGGCTTTCTTTTTCTGATCTCTTATCTCATTATTGTATTGCTCCACCCCGCGGTCTATCAAATTTGCGCCTGCCATTATTCTGTCTGCTAAAGCTGCAGCACCTGCACCAACGTCAAACTTGTCATTTTCTGTTATAATGTCTCTTACTCTCATATTAAAAACCTTTAGTAAAAAAATATTTATAACACACTCGCCGCGCAATTTATAGCATTAGCATCAAAATAGCACCAAGAGCGCCATATTAGCATCAAAATAAGGATTAGGAGCTTAAGCAAAAAAAAACCCACCATACGGTGGGTTTTTAAATTCAGCTTTTTTCAATCTAGATCTATCATTAAAGACATTTCTAATTCACCGAACTCATCCTGTAGTTTGGAAAGAGCAGTTTCAAAACCTTTTGTTTCGCTTTCTGGAAACCCTAACTCTGAAACAGCGTCTTTGAACATTCTGCTATTTACCATGTTTTCTACGGAATCTAAAGAAGCGCGCATCTTCATTAGCATCTGCTTAAGCTGTTTTTCTACAAAGGCTTCTTTCACAACCTGTTGTGATTCCTCGATCTTGGCTAATGGATCAACACCATCTTTCATATAGATCATTGGCGGAACACCCGTTGAAGGGTCAGCAACTGCAACTAACAATCCGCCCTTTTGCAGGTATGTGGTGCCTCTAGAAAACTTAATTTTTTTAAATCCAGACCTTTTTAAATCTTGTACGTCTGGGTACTCATAATTCACAACGCGTTGTGCCTTCATAATTCTAGTAAATTCTTTTGAATATGAATCGGCATCGTATGCGTAAAGAACTGTTTCAGGGATCTTAGCATCTAAAAGCTTCAAGATCATTTGAAGCTCCATATATTGCTCTGGATTCTCAGATCTCGAACCAAAATGGTCGAGAGTTCTAACCATTGCTTGCCTACGATGTCTAAACGCTTCCGTTAAAACAGAGCTCTTCTTATTTTCTGTGACAACTGGTTTTGATGCCAATTTTTCTAAGTTTGTTAGTTTCATTTTGTTGAACCCTTATGTGAATGTTTCAACATTATTTATACCAACTTAGTAGGCTTCGACAAAAGATTAACATCCCCGCATTCTTCAAATCGGTCAATAAACTTTTTATATGCATCAAAAGAAGTCATAGGTTCTGCAAATTTATGCAAATATTCAATAGGCGGGGTAGGTAGCCCAACCCAACCCGCACCACGACTTGGCATGAAGTGATATGCTTCTACTGCTCTCGAGAACACGTCGGCCCATTTTATCAATTTGGTAATGTCTGCGCTCGGTATTTTATAACAGAACTTACCCATGATTGCATCCATGAGTCTTTTTTCAACAGTGCCATACGCTTCTTTAAAGCCTGGCATATTTTTAACTGGCGATGGAACGTCCATCAGGTATGCTTCTGAAGCATCGTGCAACAGCGCTGCCATTAAAATGTTTTCAAGGCTGTCTTGTTGTAAAGCATCTTCAAATGTACGACCACAGAAATTAATCGCGCTGTTACACAAGCTCTTGTCCTGTTTTAACAATACAGATTTAACAAGATCTGTGACATAAAGCGAGTGTTGCGCTACACTATACGGTATACTTGTGATAGTGTGACCTGCGAACCTAGCTTGCCTTGAGAGACCCCATGCTATATCAACAATTTCTATGTCATCTGCGCATGGGTCTGAAATATCAAAAAACACTCCAGATACAGTTTCTATTTTGTTTGTCATTTGGTGTGAACCGATTTGGTGTGAACCGATTTGGTGTGAACCGATTTGGTGTGAGCGGAATCGGTGAGTATTACCATAATTCAATTGGGCAAGACGCATCTAAAAGTTTCGTCTTTAAATCCATAAAACAACCGCACTTACTGCACTGTTTTGAAACCGGTTTAAAATTAGGGCAGCTTTTGCATATTTTCATGCGCTCAGTTGCAAGTTCTTCAACGGAGAATTTCAGTTGCCCAGAAAACATATCTCTGGCGATCTCTTTTAATCCATACTTGCTCATACAACGTAAATTTTCTTACCAGTTAAATCTAGACGTTTTGTAGAACTTGATAGATCCCATGCGATAACCGGGCAACCATTCTCAACGCGAACAATCTTACCAATACAGCTATCGTTCTCGGGCATGTTTTCAATCATGTTAAAATTGAGATTGACTGTTACAGCATCGGAAAATGGTGATTTTACAACACCTTCAATATTTTTGGAAACGCGATCTGCAATTTCTGATGCGGTCTCCTTAGCAATTTCTTCAGCCTGCACCATCAGCTTAGCATAAAGTTGATTTTTAAACTCATCCGCGAGGCCCTTATTAAGGATTTCCACAATATCTTCAGCTGTCATATTGTTTAATTTCATTATCGACTCCTCTTACAATTCTCTCCATGCCAACGCGCATGCATTGCCGGAGTATTAGCCATTCCGCAGTACAAGCATGTCAGCTGTTTTATCGACGGCGAAGCAACCCCTTTTTCATGTCCGCATCCATGTCTTCAGACACAAATTGTGCAGGGCCTTTGTTGTAGGCCGGAGCTGTGGCGAACTTTCGCTCACGAGCTTTCAACTCGCGTGCTAGCATTTCGGGGTCATCTTTGTAAAGCACACGCGGGTCAATATATTGTTTCGTTGCAGCTTTTTGCACAAATTCGATTTTTGATGCACCCACACGCTGAAGTCTTTCAGGTTGAATCTGTGGCCCTTTGACAACTAAATCAATCGTCTTATTTGTCTTTTGCATCTTGGGCTTTGCATTCTTGTCAAATAGCGACATGCTATTAATTTTCTTTAACCAAGCATCATGCTCGGCTTTTTCTTTTTCCCAACCAGGTTTTTTACGCTGTTTGCTTTTACCCAAATTAGTATAAATGATAGCCATCACAGCCTCTTGATTCTTTCTAATTCACATATTGCAATTATATCACTAAATGCATCAACTAATGAATCTGCTAACCCCTTAGCTTCATCAGCAATGAATTTTTGTCTGCTCTCGGGTGTATCACCCCAATTTTTCTCTATATTTTGCTGGTAAGCAAATGCCTTAAACCTTTGACTTTCGGGCAAAGATAAAAAATATTTGTATAAGTTTCTTATGCAAATCTCTTGCAGATCGTTTTCAGACTCTTGCAATTTTTTAGCATACCAAGATTCTATGTCTTTGTTTTCCATTTGCTCTCCTAAAAAGGGCCAAAGTTGGCCCTTTTTTATTTCGCGCAAGTTTTCTTTATTGCTTTCCTCTTTGGCTTCTTTTTAATAGGAAGCTTTTGTTGTTTAGCAATCTCAACAACCTTCTCAATCACAACCACATTTTGTGGTTGGACAGTAGGAACGCTAGCTTCTTTTACTTGAGGTCTAAAAAATAGATATTCACCTCTTCCATTAGAAGGCAACCAATTATAGCCACCACAATTTAACCCATCTACGGTTTTTTCGCACTCAACGTCAATTACCCTAGGGTATATAACAGCAGATGTGGGATAACCAGGCATATACTGTGGGGCATGGAAAATGTTATTTTCAACCTCAAAGGCGTTTTCTATATTGCCATTGCCCGACCCGTAACTTTCATTTTTTATAGTCACGTTCGCATGCGCAGAAAACACCACGATTGAAAGAATCGCGGCGAGTGTTTTCATTTTAGTTACCTTCAGATTTAGCTGGACCTGCAGCGGTAGGTGGAAGTTTGTCTAGATCTCCAGCCAATACATCTTGATCTGTAGTGGCGCATTTGAAACCAGTTGCCTCTAGAGCTCTACGATTTTCGTCATCCATACACATCAATGCTAGTGATGCTGCTCGCATTCCCATGTTCCATAGTTCGCGAGCGTTCTTCAACCTTTTGCAATTTGTATCAGTCCAGGTAGATCCACCACCAATACCAATACCGGCAATATTAACAGACCCGCTAGTGCTTCCCATGCATGTGTCATTCGACGTTGTTAGTGACGGACCGCTAACAGACGGCGTATTCTTTACCGTTTGTGTACCAGAGATTACTGTTTCAGTTCTAGCCAAAGGTTGGGCAGCTTCCACGGTAATAGTTTGGTTATTTCCAGCATTTGACGCAGCAGCTTCAGCACTTTGTGACTGTTGTTGTGATTGTTGTGCGGCAGGCACGCTAGACAAAGAACTAGACATAGACAAACCAGAAAAAGAAATGCCCGGTGCCATCAAAAATGCGATTAAAAGCTTTTTCATTTTTACTCCAAAAATGGTTATGAGGTGGAGATAATATCTCCACCATCTCACAAAATTACTTAGGGTCGGTAAAGCTGCCGCTTGCTGTAACCGTGCTGTTAGCATTACCACTAACAGTGGCATTGCCCAAGGAAGCGTTTTCTGGCAAACCAGTGACCGTTAGCGCAGTGTTGTTGACAGAAGCATTTGCAGACTTGGTATCTGTTACGCTGCCGGTAATAGTCGTAGACTTGACGTCACCACATCTTACACCACAGCCAAACCTCGTTGCTTCTCGTGTTACCGTGGAACCAACGCTTCCTGCGATGTTAACCGCGCCATCTGCAGAATTAGAGAAAGCTCCGCCCTCATTTTTATTTGCAACAACAGTACCATTTACTGAATTAGAACTAACACCTTCAATATCAAGTGTTTGCCCTGGGGCGCGATAAGAAACCTTACCTTCACCAAATGCTGCGCCATTCGCAACTGCAGATGCAGACCCTGTTGCACCAGCCCCGCTAGAAAAATTAAATGCAGTGCCTGTGACACAGTTGCTGTGTTTGCTACAACACTGCCGTTACCACCGACATTGGTAACACAATTCTGCGTCGTGCTGCTCTTAGCACCAGTAATAGTAACTGTAGAGTTCGCAAATGCACTAGAAGTGGCACCACTTACACTTAGACCATTCCCGCTTACCGAAGCCGTAGCTTTCACAGTGTTGTTAACACTACCAGAATTAAAACCTGATGTTGACACACTTTGGTGGGTGCCAGTTGCACTAGCACCAGATACCAAAACCAACCCTGCAACAATAGTAGACAATTTCTTCATTTATTAACTCCATACACCCTGTAAAACATAATTTCTTCAAGGTCAGCGAGCGTTTGCTGCCAATGTTCAAAAACGATTATATCACCCCTAAAATTAGGCAAATTTGCCTTTTCAGGACGATCGTCTATAATAATAGACTTTTCTGTCCCTAACAGACTTTTATCCTGTGATAAAATAAGCTTATGTAAACCATCTTCACCAAAAACGTTCATTACAGCAAGAGCTTTTTCTGAATACGAATACGGTGAATGTTTTGGGGGCTTAGATAAGAACCAAACTCTATTTGGGAATAGTTGATTTAGCAACTTCCAAGCTGCAATAGATTTTTTCCCTTGAACAGTGTCAAGATAAAGATACGCACCGGGTGTATGCTTAAAATCATCGGGGTGCATATTCTTTTCAGTGAAACCTTTGTCAAAGTCAAAGATCACTCCATCCAGATCCACAAAAACATAATCAGTGGAAATATCAAAAGCCTTCTCAATGGAAGGCTCTTGAGTTCCGACGAATCTGTCTTGTAGAATTGGAAAATTTTCCAATTCAAAATGTTTCATTAGTCTGCAGCCCCACCTGCTTCTTCAAGAATCTTTGCGCCAGATGTGCGTGGGATTTTTCCTGCCGTAACTGCGCCCTGGCGCTGGAGCCTTTCGGGGTTATCGCGATAACCCCAACGCTTTCCATGTTGGGGTGTGGTCTTTGACGGACCCCGCCCACCACTCTTACGTTGATCGGAAAACTGCTTTGCGATTGCCTTATTGCGGGCATTCTTAGACTGACGGCTCATTTACTCTCCTTATTAAAGTTAGATTATTTTAACACGTAAAAAATACATGCTAAAAAATTCTTAGGTCAAAAACGCATTCATGATATTCAGACGTGCAGCGTCTATAGCCTTTCCGACTTCTGCACCTTGCAGGTGTGGGAATTCAGTGCTTTTAATGTCTATTGCGGATACTATTTCAATCACAGTCCAGCTGAGTGGCGTAGATGTAAACTTAAGCGTATCCACCATATCGCAAAAAAGCACCCCGCCGTTCCACCCTCTTGTGAGCTTCATGAACGTCAAATATGTTTGTGCATTTGCTTGCTGTTGCTGATAACACCAACGCAAAATCCCGGCCATTTTACTAGCATGTGAATTAAACGTCTCTACGTATTTAGCATCAGCGGTGCTGGCTAAAAAGCAGTCAACAGGATTTTTGCACTTTTTTGACATGTATGCAAATGTACAAATATCATTTACATCAAGATCTTTTCTAAAGAAATTCTTGAAGAAGTTTACGTGCTCAAAAACACCAAACACCTTTAACTTGTCAAAAAATATGCCTTGATTTCCGTCAGAGAACGCTTTAACAATCTCAGCATAAAATCTGTTATCGTGTAAATGGTTAAGTTCACCTGACGTTACTACACTTTTAGCCAATGTCACGGTTTCCGGTGCAATAGAAAAATCCATGTAACGTGCAGCAAACCTTGCAAGACGCACAACACGAAGAGGGTCCTCTGCAAATGCAGAGGAGACATGCCTAAGGATTTTATTGTTAATATCCTCAACCCCACCATATGGATCAATCAATGTACCATTTTCATCTTTAGCAATAGCATTGATTGTGAGATCACGCCTGATCAAATCTTCTTCTATACTGATGCCTGGTCCAGTGATAACGTCAAAACCGTGATATCCTACACCGTTTTTTCTCTCCGATCTAGCCAACGCATACTCTTCACCTGTTACCGGGTGCAAAAATACTGGAAAATCAGCTCCGACTTGTTCATAGCCTAGAGACAGCAAGTCTTCAGGGTTTGCCCCGACAACAACATAATCGCGGTCTTTAGCAAGCTTGCCCATAAGCTCGTCTCGTACCGCGCCGCCAACTAAATATGTTTTAATATTGCGATTAGTGTTCATGGTAATATTATAACACGCTGGCAAATAGAAAAATTACCAATGCAGAACTTTTTCGTAATCCACTTCGATTGAGACATATGTGGCACCTTGATCTTTTAATGGTGACCACTCTATCGATGTCTCGTCAATATCCCATGCCTTAAGTGTGGATGTCAGCGACATCCAAAATTCTTATCTGTATAGATATGACCAAAAGTGGATGAATCATATCCATCCAACAGGATCGTTACAGTGGTTCTAAACTTACCAAGAACCGGATCGGCGCCCAGATATACATTGACATTTTTGATAGTGTAATATTGAGCAAAGGGATGTTTCCCATATTGCCCAAACCCATCTTCGCCAAAAGCATACACTTGTTTCCCGATTAATGCGCGAGAAAAAAGCGCATATACGTCGTCATGTATAATCTGAGTCAAGTTACTCATCATATTCATCGTACTCTCTCGCAGTATTAAAGTATTCTTTTTTCAAAAATTCTTTTTGCTTCGCACGACTGACATCCTTAGGGTTTTTCATCTTACCCCCAGGGCGATCAAAAGCTGCATCAGAAATGACCTTACGCATTTTCGGCTTATTCATAGAAGCTGGAATAAGCATTTTTTCAATTTTCATTTTTAGACTCAAACTCTATTAACCAAACAAATTTGTCGACCACTAAATTGGCGTGTAATATTTTAACACGAGTACCAGGTTTTTGTTCTTTATTTAATCGTTCAATTAAATAAAGACGCTCACTTTCTAATACTCCTAACTCTTCACCATGCAACAGGTGATCAAGCACCAATTCTTTTTGAGACCAAGAGCATGGAATTTCAATTGTCTGTTTCAAGCTCACCCCTTGCAGCCGCAAGAATAGTTTCACCTTTAATCCTTATTGGATCGACCTCGCAAAAAGTTAGTTGTTTTTGTCCGTCTATAGTTGTGTTCCAATAAACTTGATAGAACTTGCCAGTATTCAATTCCATACAAGATAGCGCCGCCCAAGGTTTATCCTTATACGCGCCTGTGTCAAGGTTGATAAGCCCACCAATCCAAGCAGGTTTCACAATAGGTGTGTGCCCTGAAATAATCACGCCTAAATCTTCTCGCTCTGTTTTATGGAGGGCCAGTGACACACAAGCTTGTAACCACTTTGCTTTATCCCTGTCGGTGTCGTAGGGCCTTTCTACAAAGTACTTAAAAATTTCTCTTGACCACTGAATATAAGGATCGCCCCTATAATCGACAACATTTATTAGTGCCTCAACAACTTCTGGCATCTCTAGCATTTCATCTGTCAAAGGTAATGACAGCTTTGGCATTTCAGCATGAATTATATGCGCCCTTTTACCATCAAGAAGTTTTACTGTCTGAATAAAAGGGAGATTCTTACTCATCTCAACTAGTTCAGCGTATCTTACTGATTCGTCAGCAGGAATCCAACTTTTATCGCGGGCCACCTTCTCAATATCGTTAATATATTCACATGCCCACATACCACCATTTCTAAACCAGGCACTAGAAATGCTTGGGTAATCCGTGCAGAGTTGCATCATATTTTCATGATTGGCTTGCCCTGCGAAAAACCACGGGTTTTCAATAGGGTCAATTAGGCCCAAACAAGCAAAACTGTTTGGACCCCTATCAACCAGGTCACCGCAAGAAAACATCCTATCCACTGTTTTATCAAAAGACAGGCCTTCCAACATTTTATTTAAATGGTCTAAATTGCCATGTAAGTCGCCAATACAAAAATCTCTGCCTTTTGTATTAGGCTCAAATGTTTTTAGCATGTAACTTTCAAATTTCTTCATGAAGTATTATAGTGTATGGCATCTCCGACAGGAATCGAACCTGTATTTACCGCTTAGGAGGCGGTCGTACTATCCATTGTACTACGGAGACATTTGTATTATTTTACCACAAAATGTCAAACTTTCCACACATTATTTTGCTTGTAGTGCAACTTTTTTCTGTTCGGTGATCTATGACTTTGTCATGCTGAAACATGTAAGTTCTAATTTTATCACCGCGTTCCCCGCTGCCAGCTTGACGTTTTTTCTCTTCTGAAAATTTTAGATGAGAGCCATAATTAAACTTATCTTGCAATTTTTTAATCATTGCAAGCTTTGCTTCATTAAAAGAATTTTCACGGCTGCGACACTGAGAAGTTGTTATTTCTCCAGTTTCTCTGTGTATAAGCCTACACGAGTTTTGGTGTTTATTCCTATGCTGGCCACCACCACCGGTCCCGGAGAACCATTCAATCTTAAAATCTTTTTCGTTGAATACAAACTCAGCTTTTTGTATCTCGTCAAGAAGAGTAACAGTCACCGTAGAAGTATGTACTCTACCTTTTCTCTCTGTTGGCGGTATTCTTTGGATTCTATGACCACCAATTTCATTTTCTAATACAGTTAAATCTTCACCAGATACCTCTAAAACTATAGAAGACGTGGTTTTATTCAACTGCTGGTGCTTTCAGCCAAGCGCACCGAAAAGTTTCATATAAGCATTAGCTAAATCGACCACAAACAGTTTTGCGTCATCGCCGCCTTCAGCAGCTTTCATTTCCATGATCTTTTTCATGATTTCTCCTTTAAACAATATTAACACCAATGTAAAAGGGAACAGTTTAGCGCCCCACTTTTGTTTCAGTGCTATTATATTTACCGTAAAATCTGCCTTGAAGTAAATCAGAAGCAGATATTTTTATATTGTTGCTATTCTCAGGCACAAAATAAGGATCAGTTATAACAAGAGTCTTGTCCCTTAACATAACATTACCAGTGTGAAAATCGCTATATGAAATAGCACTGCTTTTAAGTACATCAATGGCAGTTTCTATAAAACTCGCTGGTGGTGGTTGTACAGACCCTTTTTCCTTGATCCACACTTGTATGTCTTTTACATCGTTCTTTGTGAGTTTAGAAATGTTGTGTTTTCTGAAAAACAACATTAACGACTCTACTTGTTTATAAGCTTCAGAATCGCGCTCCAATTCTGAAAGTTTCTCTAATTTTACAATATGTAAATCAGTGTCAAAATCTTTTGGGCGCTTAAAGACATACTTTATTTTCTTTATCCTACCAATCACTTTTAGTAGGTGTTCATTACCGGGATGGTCATTAACGTACTCTAAATATTCCCACCATCCATCATCGTGTGTCCAAACCTTGTAAACATAATTGGCATCTGTTGGTATGACCACAAATGAAAAGTCGCCCCATTTTACTTTGATCTCACCAGATTTGATCTTGAGATTCAGGAAATCAGCTATTGTGTCAGCAGTAAATTTCTTGATGCCTATTAGTTCTTGCAAGATTTTCATTGTCATATATTTTAAAAGCAACCACATTTTTATTTATGCTGTTGCTTTTAAGAAACGTACTTATAAAATTATAAGAAGGTGCCCGTCTGCAAGTTTTTGTGCCAATCAAAAATCTTTTTGATAGAGTAATACGTCTCATCGTTCATTTGAATTGTAGTCGGCCATGTTCTAGCAATTTCAGCAAACGCAGATACGTCGCGGTATTCATATTCAATTAATGCCATATCAATTTCTAATGATTCAATATCTTTTTTATGCCTGCTAATATGATACAGATTTTTAATTTTTTGAAAAATACCACAATCTTTATTGTGATTCTCGAGCTGTTTGATTGCTAGTTCAGATGCCTCTAATTTGCTTTTTAGCTTACTAACAATTCCATTGTATGTGGGAGTCACTTCTCGATCAAAGAAACTCACAAATTGTGCACATGCGCCGTCTTTGTAAACAATTCTAGCCACTTTAATACTCCAAATATTTGCTCTTGATATTTTTAAAATCTGCCCATCTGGATCTAACACTACTTGATCCAAGAATTACAACAGTCGCAATTGATTCTTTATGTTTGAACACTACCGTTAAACACCCACCTGCGGCAAATGTCCAGCCAGTTTTTGATAAAAGAAAATGTATTTTTTCTTCTTTTACAAGAGGATTAGTATTTTTAGATATCCCGTTTTGCATAGTAACATAAGGCGCCACCGAAATTTCACCCACACTTGATTTAGCGTGAAGGATAGATTTCATTGCAATGTCTCTAGCGGTGCTAACATTACTTCGTGAAAGCCCTGACGCGTCTACAAGTAAAGTTTTGCCCTCTACTACAGGTTTGCCGTCCCAAATAGCTATAGATGCAACATTGTCAGAAGACACCATTGCCAAACGCTCCAGCAAACGTCTTGAATATTTTTTACCTACAATTAACTTAGATCTAAATGATTTACCCTCGTCCCACATCTTACGCGTAATAAGTATGTCTTCATCTGGCAAAAGCATAGATCTTTCAACAGTATAAATCTTAGTCAATGATGCGATCGGATAAACAATATCTGCATTTCTTTCAGCGACAACAGCACCATCGACAATCACAATGTAAGCTTTTGCCGCAAAAGCGTTATTAGTTGCTTGGAAAAACAGTGTTGCGAAGAACCACAAAAGCAGCATTTTTGCGATTTTCAAGTTCTTCTGTAGTAAATTCACCATCTGCATGATTAACACTCCAATTTGTTATCGCGTTTAGAAGCTGTCTGGATTTTTGATCGTTCATTGTGACAGTTCTATGAAAGTGGATATCATGCAATAGTCTCTCATAAACTGCTACTTTTTCTTTTAATGTTGGGGCTTTAATTTTAGCCATTACTCTGCTCCAAAAATATTCTTAAATTTTCTTAGAAACCCAACCTTCTCACTGGGCGGTTCCCTTCTCAAAGACTTGATTTCTTCTTCAAGCCTGCAAATACGTGTCTCTAGATTGCCCCTTAGCCGTTCTTCTTCACATTCTTCGCAATCAAAATCTTGAGTTATTTTGCCAGAAACAACAGGGCAGTCGTCTTCCCCATATTTACAACCATGTTTATCACAACAGTGGGACTTGTGCACCAGCTCGTCGTCGAACGATAGTTCATGTTCGAAGAAAAATACTTCGCTTGAAGCACCGTCGCGAAGAACCCAGTAAACAACTTTTGCATCATCTGGAGCACCACCTCGCCAGCCCATCAATGTAACTCGCTTAACTACACCTTTAGACCCTTTAGAAAATCCTGATGACCTAGTGATCTTTACACGATCATCTCTCTTGAATAGAGGTTCTTTAGACATAAGATTACTCACTTCTTAATATTTTGCACAACCAATTTCTTAATCGCGCGCGTTACGGCAACATAGTACAAGTTCTTTTCTTGTTCATGTTGCCAATCCAAAACAGCATATGGCGACATACCGGCATCTAGAAAAAGGACATTATCCCACTCGCGGCCCTTGCACTTGTGGATGGTGCTAAGTGTGAGAACTGGGCCTTGAAGCTCATCACCAAATAGACTATCAATCTCGTTACAGACGGCACCCGGAATGTCTTTACAATTAGGGTTAATTTGCATAACCCGGTCTACCATAATCCTAAGGCAATTGACTTTATCTTCAACTGCAGCGATGCGGTGCTTTTGGTCCTTCTTTTCAAGGATCAGGGTTTCACGCTCCAAATACTTAGAAAGGCGCTCAAAGTAAACATCAAATGATTTGACTTTCCAGCGACGAGCAAGGGCTTTAATGCCCGTTGCAATATCACGGCCTTCAATTTTAGCTGGAATTCCTTTAGCAAGGAAAGTGTACACATACGAAACCAAAGGTGCGTTAAAGCGGCAGACAATTGCATCGCCGACACCAACATGCTTTAACACGTCGTCGTCTGACGAAATGTGGGTAACGACACCATCTTGTGCAGAAGGGTGCGCTTGAATATGTGACACCCACTGTTGTGCATATTCCACAACCTTTTTAGGACAACGATATGTGACCGTCAATGGAAGTTTAATTGCAGATTGTTCCTGGGCAATAAGATCGAGAGCATCACTATCAGCACCGGTAAAACCGTAAATGGCTTGGTGCGGATCTCCAACAGCAACCAAACGACCGCCGTTTTTAATCATTTTGTTAGCGAGCATCCTACGGGTTGTGTTCGTATCTTGAGCCTCATCGATGAGAACCCAATCATATTTTTGGAATTTTACGCCATGATAAAGAGGCGCATAAATCATGTCATCAAAATCAATAATTCTGGAATTCGACTTTACTGAGAGTTTCAGCAAATCTTTTGCGAGCTTGATAATAACATCACTGTTATCACAATCGCAACGCTCGTCATAGACTTCCACGTTGAAGTGTTCAATCAAATCTTGCCAATTTTGAGTATCTTCAATATCTTCTACGTTAGTCAAACCAAGGCCAGATTGCTTGGCATAAGAAACCAATTGCAGAACAGGATACTCAAGGAGACCGTATTCCATTTGGCGGAACGTCATATCCCTAAATAGATCACGGCACTTGTTGGAATCAACCTTAACGTTTTTTACGGAATTGCGAAATGCTCGAAAACCAGCAGCATGCATGGTACTTACAGTGAGCCCTGGTAGATTGCCTGCCTTAGCAGAAATTTCATCTGCAATTTTTTTATTGAAAGCGCCAAAGAAAATAGTATTATTTTCAACTGACATCAACTTCAAACCTTGGATCAGTGTCGTGGTTTTTCCTGCACCAGCTACTGCCTCAAGAACAGCAGATCCAGAACCATTAACGATCCATTCAAAGTAAGACTGCTGTTGTGGTGAAGGGACAAATTTAGTAGACATAAAAGCCTCAGTTGTTGTGCTGTAAAATAATTATACCACAACCTGAGGCTTAAATGTCTAAAATTTAAAATTAAAGAATGTAACAGCGTTCTGGGGCTTTTAAACAAATATTGCTACCGTCTAAAAATACCTTGCCATGTTCATCAATTTTAGAAACTTTGCGTACTGAAATATAAGCAGAGTTACCAGATATATGAGGATGCAGCACTGTCTGACCCACTTCAAAGCGTTTATTGTTCATTGATAGTGGTGCTTGATTTGCTTTTACAGGTATAGGCAGGCTAGGCGCTGTTTTGCCTAGGAGCTTTTGCGCTTCCTCAAATGCCTGCACACGACGTAATTGTTCTTTTTTATCAATCATCGTGCACTCACTCCTTCTTTAAACGCAACACCAACATCCTTCCAATACATAATTTTTGTATTAGCGTCTACTTTTCTGTTGACTGATGTTGATTGAATAAACACTTCGAAATCACCAAGTTCATCTGGCGCAAGCCTGACAGTACCAATTGTTGGCAAGGCTAACATTTGGCGGGCTGCGTCACCTGTGTAAACAGCCCCAGACTTTTTGTCCCTAATAGCAATGCGTTTATTGTCCTGGACTTTCGGCTCAGTTTTTACAAGTTGATAAAATGCTCCACCTTTAACCATAGCTTCTCCACCCAATTGGCTTTCAACGAAATCTCTGATTTGTGTGCCAGCCTTAACAGGAGAAACCGTGAAAAACTTAACACTGTCAGAAATATCAGAAAGTTGAGATTTCACTTCTTCAATACTGACGTCAGATAGATTAGCATAAAACTTGGTTGAGCTTTTAATTCCCAGACTTCTATCCTTAAAAAAGGATTTCATTGCCTGTGTATTAGCAGCCTGCGCAGCCTGTTGACCTTTATTTGTATTATCCCATGGAAGGATATTTTCTTCAGGGATGCCCATTGCAATCATGTTTTTAACGCTGCCGCGCGGCACACGGAATGCAAATGTCCATCTGTCAGTTAACTGCAACTCCTTGATCATCTTTGCGATGTCTTCTCCAGTGTATTGTGTAGAGCAGTTTTCCCCACCATCAGTAGTAATTGCACACAAAAATGACACATTTGGGTCATTAAGATCTGGAGCGTTGGCCTTCAATGTCTCGATTAACAGCCCAACAGAGTCAAAAAGGGGAGTGCCAGGGGCACTTGTTTCGTAATTGTTTTCTGGAATATCATTCAAAGCAACAACGCTTGAGTTAACGATTTCAACTTTAGCGATTGCCTGTCTGCCATGCCCACATTTCACAACGGTGACAACGGTATCTTGATTACCTTCTAATGCAGCATTTCGGATTGTTGCAATAGTTGCATTATAGTCTTTTGCTGCAGCTTTAGCGATTCCGCTCATTGAGCCAGTGTGATCTCTAACAAAACCAACATAAGTTTTAAAATTCATAAAAATCTCCAAAAGTAAAATTGATCTAAAAGTGCATTTTGCACAAACTTATTTATACGTTTTAAGAAGCTAAATTACATGATTTGGTTCTTTCATTTTTCGCGTTTTTAGTGTTCCAAATTTTCCTGCTTTCTACAAACTTTGGTGGTAAGCTCAACGGAAGATTAAGTGCTCTTACTCTGATTTTTGCGTCTTCCGGGTTTTTAGCACCATCCTCTTGTGTATAGTAAAAACCAATAACTCTGGAAGTTTTTATATCAACGACTACTTTGTAAAAAGCTTTCGGGACATTGACGTCTTTATTTTTCCCTATAAACGAATTTCCACGAATGGTGACTACTTGAATCAACAAAGGTGTATCTTGTGCTACGGCTATACTTCTTATTAGATCCTCTAACTGCGACCATCCGCCTCTGTTAAGTGATGGTATTTGCGGCGCGGCGTTACTAAAAACCCCACTTTCAATTTGTGTTTGAGCACTCCACCGCATATCAGCATCTGGTATAAGGTGCCCTATGTCAAATCCCGACCTAGTGTAATCTGACTGCTTCGCCGTTCTTGGGATACTAGGATCCCTAACAAAGTTTCCACGTCGTGGAAAACACCCAGTAGCTTTTTTCTTGTCTAATGTATAGGAAACCCAGACTGGTGATTTTACACTTTCATCATATGCCAAAACATACCCTTCACGACAAACTAACGTGACTTTTACTGAAAATTTGGGTAATCCATACGGGAAAAAGTGTTTGCACTCTGATATTGGTAACGAGCTTCTAACTTCAGATGCAGAGGCAAGATTCGCAAATAGAAATACATAAAAAACCAGAAGGTATTTTAGTAATTTGGCAATTGTTATATTAAAAGGTTTCAAAATGCTGCCCCGAAACGTAAGTACCATATTCCGAAATGATACCTTTCTTCATTTCAGAAACCCATTCATCTGTTATGTTTTTTGCTCTTATGCCATTAGTAAAAAAGAAATGTACCTCTACATCAACATCGCCGTAAAGGGCATGCACAGCTTTCATTCTATTGCGGCCCTCATGGTCTCTTATTTTTGCGGGCTTTTCGAAGTCGCCGTCATGCCACTCATTGGGTATGATAATTGTAAAAAATGGGGATCCTATCTTTCCGCCAGACTTAATGTAATGTTTAAGCCCATCAGCAGACGTTGCATCTGCGTCAGATATAGGTAATGCTAAATGCAAGAACGCGCTAGGTTTCATCTTTACGCGTAAACCAAAATAATCAACATCTTGGTTTTGCGGGGTTGCACCAGCACCTTTTACATTGTCAATAAATGACAATTTAGAAATTTCAAAAAGCTTCATATTGGACCTTATAAAGATACACTATTTATCTTGCCCTTTGAAAATAAATTTTATTCATTGGTAGGCCGTGTTGGGCTCGAACCAACGACCAAAGGATTATGAGTCCTCTGCTCTAACCAACTGAGCTAACGGCCCACAATAAACAGTAAATTGGTCGGAGCGGCGGGAATCGAACCCGCATTGACTGCCTTATCTAGACAGTTCTTAGGAGTTTATAAGGCTCCCCCGTAGGCCAATATTAGAAACGCTCCGATGTTTGGTGCCTGAGGCCGGACTCGAACCGGCAAGCCTTGCGGCGGGAGATTTTAAGTCTCCTGAGTTTACCAATTTCTCCACTCAGGCAAAAATTCTTTTTACATAACAACTTTCTTAGTTTGTGTTTGTTTATTCATTACGTGTATTATAACACGCTTTTTGCGAATTTACAACAATTTTTTTGAATCTCTTCTTTACATTTTTGACAACATAAACAAGCACCAAGTTTGTCTTGTGCCTCTTCCAATGAAGTGCATTTTTTTATAGCTTTGTCAGAAATGTTACTACAAACGCAAACAATCATATACCTTATCCCACAAAACAAATTTGCAGAATGCCATTAATTCGTGCGACCTCTTATGGCGCCCTTAGGGAGCCGTGATCACCATCACACTTCACTCTCCAAAATCTTGGCAGAGGGCGGGAGAATCGAACTCCATGCAACTTTACAGCCACACGAACCGCTTTCCAGGCGGACCCCATCACCATCAGGGATCACCCTCTAATTTCTACCTCGACGATATCCATTTGCAAGATACTCGTCAAGTTCTTCTTTCTTGATCTTGATGGGTTTTCCATTGGTTACCCAGCAAGTTCCAAATTGACTATTCTTCTCGCCTTGCGCATGACCACGCTCATTCATTGTCTGACGGCGTTTTTCACAAGCAGACTGTGATGCTGCTGCAAGAGTTGCAAACTTTACCGTTGCACCACCAGATCTTTTTCCACCCAAAGCCCGACCTTCTTGAATTCTTCTTAACCCGTCAATAGAGGGATTGATGAAACCTGAATTAGCAATTGCATTTGCTCTGACGACTTCTGCTGGTAAATGGTCCCATCCACCTTCACCTCCAAGTTTGAGGTTCATACAGAGTGGATCGTTCACAATCTCTTCGTTCACCAACTGGCGTTCACGCGTCTTCAATTCCTGACGTGTCGGAAGAAACTCGAGAATTTCTTTCGAGTGCTTTTCTCTACCATGGCGGTTAATTGAGTGCCACAAAATCTTGCCGCTTCCAAAATATCCGTCTTCAAGATCATCGGTCGAGTGCATACCAATGTAATACTTGCCAGACCCGTCATTGCGGGTGATCTTGTAGATGTAGTGGAACTTGCGTTGATCTGCACGAGTCATAATGTCTCCTTGTTGAGACCTATTTATCGACTCCTACAAAAAGGTTTCAGTGTGGACTGCGCGGATTTGAACCGCACCTTGAGGTTAACGCCCGGCAGAGGTCCTTGCGAACATGCTTCCTTACGGCGGCCCCTTATGCTGCCCGATTACAACAACAGCCCATAAATCATTGACAACAAGGGGCGACGATGGGTGCCTTTCGGCAAAGGCGGCTGTCCTGCCAATTAGACGACTGGTACTTGCCCAGGTGGGGTTCGAACCCACATTCGCTGCGTGGATAACCATCAATCATTCGGTTGTCAAATTTGGAGGAGAAAGTAGGAATCGAACCCAAACCCCTTCTGAGGGTCGATCTGCTTTCGAGACAGTCCCAAGCCCAGCCTGGTTCATTCTCCGTGTTTATTAAAAATCGATGGGTGTACACACCTCTATTCAGATGTCAAAAAACTTCCCATCGCCTGTTTACCCTTATGTATTGGTGCAAGTGGTGGGACTCGAACCCACACGCACAAGGCACTGGTTTCTAAGACCAGCTCGGCTACCAATTACGACACACTTGCATATTCTGGTCGACTGAGCAGGATTCGAACCTGCACCCACCACCAAGGTCGATCTCTTTTAGTGATCGTGACGAATCGAACGTCAGGCCGAGGAGCTACCTCGCATGTTTACCAATTCCACCATCAGTCGAAATTAATACTTACTATGAATGAACGCTGGTGCGGGCGGTGGGACTCGAACCCACACGCGCAAGGCGCCTGCTTTTGAGACAGGTGAGACTACCAATTCCTCCACGCCCGCAGTGTTGCATTTCCAAACTTCAATATTTTGGCGGAGACGGAGGGATTCGAACCCTCGGGGCACTCTTTCGAGACCCTCACCCTTAGCAGGGGTGCGCAATAAACCAGACTCTGCCACGTCTCCAAAATAACTTGTCTTTAATTTAAAATGAATGTATTGAACACATAACCATTACAAATACATTCTTATTGGCTTTCCAGGGAAGAATCGAACTTCCGCATTCCCGCTTAATAAGCGGTCGCTCTCAGATATATCACCTCCGTCACTTAGACAGGCAGCTACCCCTGCTTAGAGTAATTTATGATGACTCATCTGTGTCTACTTTTCTGTGATGCTGAACGTACGAAGCACCATTAAAAGTTAACTACCACTGAGCTACTAGAAACTTGGTTGCGATCGTGGGACTCGAACCCATCTTCTGGCTTATGAGACCAGTGTGCCACCATTTACACTACCACGCAAAATCTTGGCGGTCACGACAGGATTCGAACCTGTGGCCCCCCTTTCGGGGAGCTCTGTCTTTCCAGGACAGTGCAATAAACCAGACTCTGCCACGTGACCATTTCTAAAAACACCGTGTTGACACCACTAAAAACACATCTAAGTGCATAAAGGTATCCTAAATAACGGTGTTTTTAGAAATGGAGCGGGATGTGGGATTTGAACCCACGACCTTCTGCTTGGCAAGCAGACGCTCTACCAACTGAGCTAATCCCGCAAGACTGAAATCACCATATAGTTTCCACAACAGCGATTTCTATACTCCTTCCACACATGGTGGATGAGCTTGATTATTTATACAACATTTAACTATTTGTTTGGCATGTCAGAAAGGGTTCGAACCTTATCCATGTGATCAACATGTGTTTTGCCTACAAGGTATGCCTACCTTACCTTAAACTACTGACATATTGGTGCGGGAGGTGGGACTCGAACCCACACGCCTTTTCAGGCCCTAGCTTCTAAGGCTAAGAAGACTACCAATTCCATCACACCCGCGAAATCAATTTCAAATATAGTTTTCAACACCCTCAATAGCCGGGGTTCTGTCTTTAACCCATCATCTACCTACGAACTCCTATTCGCTAGGAGCCGTCCTCCCCGATTTTCAGTCGGATCATAGGTGCATCAACCCGTTCCCTCGGCGAGCAACGTCATCAGGAACTATTTGACTTGTTGCGGAATCGTTGTGGTTAAACGGCATCACGTGGGCGGGATTCATGAAAGCTTTCTCGCTAGTTTTCACCTGGGTATTCCTTCATGAACCGAACCGCTTACACCCCATACCTCCCACAGAGCGATGAATCCTGCTCTACGCAACCCCGAACTTACCTCAAGTAGAGCTTGGGGTCAGACCTCGAAAGATCCTTCCTTTCCACTTACCTACCTGCGATGGGACGGATGTTGAAACTTTCCAATATTCTTAGAATTAACCTCTCAAAATTTGCGACAGGATTCGAACCTGTGACTTCGCGTTGCGAACGCGGCACTCTGCCAACTGAGCTACATGCCCTTAAATTTTCTTCCAAGTTGATAGCCCCTAAGAAGGTAACCATCAACATCTTCTGATTTTACTTTGATTGCTCCCGACCCGTTTGAAACCCAACGAGTGCCAAACTGTGAATTTTTCTCACCGGTCGCATGACATCTTTCTGCCATAGTCGCTTTACGCTTTGATTTTGCGGTATCCGTTTGTGCTGCAGCCAATCCAATCCTGGTCGCAGCGAGCATTGTCTCACGGCAATTTTGCCAAGCCTTCTTGGAACCGTCAGATGGTGAAGTCTTCCTGCGCTTCAACGCAGCGCGAGCATTTTCTGCTAGCCTGCCACTTTCAACATACCGCTTGAAGGCAGAACTTTCGAGATTTGCGCGATTCCGCGCGATGTGGTCCCATCCACCCTCACCTCCATACTTCAAATTCATGTTGAGCGGGTCAGCAAGTAGTTCCTCATTGACTATTTCCTTCTCGCGAAGTTTCAGTGCTTCGCGGTTAGGACACATCTCAATGATTTCCTTCTTATGATTCTGGTCACCGTGTTCCTACGCGAGTAGTTCAGAATCTTACCACTTCCAAGGTAACCATCATCAAGGTTGTCGGTGCTGTGCATCCCTACGTAGAACTTACCAGTCACTTGGCAGGTAGTTTTGTAGATGTAGTGGTATCTCTTCTGTGGTCTTGGCATACTGTCTCCAACGTATCACCTATTTACGGTGAGAGGAAACAATATGACCTGATGAGTGGGGAGAGGGATTTGAACCCCCGAACACATGATTTGCAATCATAGCCGTTAGACCGCTCCGGCATCCCCACAAACAACTTAATTAATTTTTAAAGAGCTTATCGTTTGTTTGACGATAAATGAATTATACACAATGTTTTGTGTTTTGTACATAGTTATTTTGGCTCCGCATCTGAGAATCGAACTCAGCTAACCATGGATTAACAGTCCAGCCCATGCACCATGCTCGGGTTTTGCGGAACAAAGTAAACCTATTGGTGCAAGTGGTGGGACTCGAACCCACACGTCTAAAAGACGTCTGCTTTTAAGACAGATGCGACTACCAATTCCGCCACACTTGCATTATTTTCTTCCTCGACGATACCCGTTTAATAGGTATTCGTCGAGTTGTTCTTTCTTGATCTTGATGGGTATTCCATTTGTTACCCAACAAGTTCCAAATTGACTGTTTGCTTCACCTACGTTCTTAGGCTTCCGCATTTTCTGTTTTGTTTCTTCTGAATGCTTCTTGCCTCTAAACGAATTGCCACAACTTTCTCTAAATTGCTTATCAAATTCTGGATCAGACTGTCTTCTAGACTGAAGATTTTCTATAGCGACTTTGGCACATTTAGAAAAAATCTCATAGATATGAGCGTTATACTCTGGGTCAGACTGTCTTCTAGACTTTATTCTTTCTGTTGCAGATTTTCCACCTTTAGCCTTATGTTCTTTAGAAAGATGATCCCAGCCGCCAAAACCACCAACCTTCAGGTTGTATGTATTTTCGAGTGCAAGGAACTCTTCATTCACTAATTCTTTTTCTTTTGCATACATTTCTTCTGGCGTATCAAACACGAACAAGATTTCTTTCTTGAAGTTTTCAAGACCGTACTTTTCTTGTGCGTGTTTTAGATACTTACCAGAACCCATGTAATCATCGTTCAAATCTTTGGTCTTATGTGATCCGATATAGATCTTGCCATCAATTTGATTTGTTATCTTGTATATCGTGTAGTAGGTCATTTTAATCTCCTACTATATTTATACAAGTTCGAGCCTCGATGAGGGCTGAAGGGAGCGGGTGGTCGGATTCGAACCGAACACTTCAAGTTTGGAAGACTCGCGTGCTAACCGTTGAACACTACACCCGCAAAATTGGCGGAGGGCGAGGGACTCGAACCCCCACACCACTTTCGTGGCCTTCTGCTTTCAAGGCAGCTGCCGCTATGCCGATTCGGCTAAGCCCTCCAATATAACTTTTCAATCGACACGGTGATGGTGCCCACTGTCTGACTCGAACAGACCACCTCCGGGTTACAAAGCCGGTACTCTACCAGATGAGCTAAGTGGGCAAAAAAATATTTTGGAACAAAAACATATTTGATGGGGGTAATCATGTAAAGATAACCATCAAAAATCGGTTCCAAATTAGTGGTGCAGATGAGAGGACTCGAACCTCCACGCCTTTCGGCACAGCGACCTCAACGCTGCGTGTCTACCAATTCCACCACATCTGCAATTTTGGTGGAGAATATGGGACTCGAACCCATCAAATCGATCTTGCAAGGATCAACCGTACCCCTGTACATTCCCCAAATTTTCATTGTTATTCTGTCAGTTGCACAAAATTTGGATTCTGACAGAATAACAATGAAAACGCTTTGGAAGGATTCGAACCTCCACACCTCGCGCGAACATACCGATTAAAACGGCGTATGCATCCTAGAATCATCTTTACTGTCGATGCTTCCTTAGTGTTTTGTGCAAGGCTCTCCCAATTGATAGTACAAAGCATTTTTGTAACCCAACATCAAGTTGGTATCTTGCTAAGCCATACCGCTATGGCTTATGCTGTCTGACTCCACTATGGAGTCGTTAGGGTTAAATTTTTAAAGAGCTTATCGTTTGTTTGACGATAAATGAATTATACACAAGGTTTTGTGTTTTGTACAACTGTTTTCGCAAAATATTTTGGCTTTTGCAAAAAGGTTTCAGTGTGGTCGCAGAAGGATTCGAACCTACTCAGACTTATTGACATTGCCACTCGTTTACAGCGAGCTTATCTCTCCAAGGAATGTACGACCAAATATGAAGGATTAAACAAAAGCGACGTCGGAAATTGCCCAAAAACCTGCCTCCGGGCTCTGCTTACGCAGTGGGCTGTACGAGTCGAACGTACGCGGTCTTTTTCACACAAAGATAAGATAACCAACAATCAACGGTTTAACCCATTCTCAATGACACGCGATTATCGGAATCTATATTCCACATATCATTGAGAATGGTGCCGGAGACAGGATTCGAACCCGTGACCTGCCGCTTACAAGGCGGCTGCTCTCCCAGCTGAGCTACTCCGGCATACCCGACAGTTTTAGTCATATCGAGGACTGGGCCCACCACTCAATTATTTGTAAGAATTGAGACTTATCTATTATCCTTGATGATGAAGTGTAAACTTAATGTAGACTACACAGTACACCTTGCCGTTGACAAGGTTAGTGGTTTCATAAACAAGGAACCTTATTGAATCTGCGACCTACTGCCCTATTTATCAAGTGCAGCAGGTTCCGAATTGGTCTCCGTAGAGGGATTTGAACCCCCACCGCATGCTCCCAAAGCATGAACGCTACCAGATTACGCTATACGGAGAAAACGGTCTCTCAATCTAACATCGCGCTTACCGTGAAAAGGCGATCCTTAAAGCCAATTGAGTAAACTCCCAGTCATTAACACCGCCGTACGTCAGACTGGGAATTGAGTACGAGCTGAATTACTGCAACAAAAGGAATTGAAGGAGTTGCCTACCATTAAGGCTAAGAAACACGAAGATTTCTTTCAGAGTCGAACTGAATCATCCATAAGATAACCTTCAATAGACGGTTGCTTATTTTCTCCCCCGACGATATCCATTCGCAAGATAAGTGTCGAGTTCTTCTTTCTTAATTTTGATGGGTTTTACACCATTCGTTACCCAACAAGTTCCAAATTGGCTGTTCTTTTCCCCTTGGGCATGTTTGCGTTCCGCAAATGTAAGCTTACGCTTTCTATTTGCTTCATCGCTCGTTGCTGCAATGCAAGCTTTAGCTAAGTTGCCCAATGCAACCACCACCATTTTTTCGTAATGTCTATCCCATTTAGTGCGCGCAGCCTTAGCAGATATAGAAGACGCTCGAGCAGTTCCACGTAACGCAGAATTTCTACTCGAACCAATAAATTTTTCACGGTGTTCCGCAGAGGAGAAACCTCCACCACCGCCCAACTGCAAATTCATGCAAAGCGGATCATTTATAATCTCTTCGTTCACCAGTTCTCGTTCTCTCAACTTTAATTCCTGACGAGATGGAAGAAACTCGAGAATCTCTTTCGAATGAAGTTCTTTGCCATACTTCTTGATGGCACGTGTGATTAACTTACCTGATCCAAAATACCCATCATTAAGATCATCCGTCGAGTGCATACCAATGTAGTACTTACCTGACCCGTCAGTGCGGGTGATCTTGTAAATGTAATGAAACTTGCGTTGATCTGCTCGATTTGACATATACCCTCCATGAGAGTATTTAGCAGATCCAGCAAAAAGTAACCTGGTCTGTGTGGCAGGATTCGAACCTGCGACCTCCCACTTCCAAGGCGGGCCGTCTGACCTGACTGACATTACACACAGACAAAATGATCACGTATAGAACAAGGGCCATTGGCTACCACACGCCTCCTGCTCTGACTCTGCAATCACAAATAATAGAACACCTATCGTCACGCCCTATTTTCGGTCTTTCACAAATACGTTTTTTGTAAAAGTTAATTCCTATCGTCAGGCACTATTGTCAATGCTCTATCATTTGTGATCAAACACTTTTAAAATAATGGTGGAAGCGGTCGGGATCGAACCGACGACCTGATGCTTGCAAAGCACCTGCTCTCCCAGCTGAGCTACACCCCCATTATCAAATGGATCATCTAAAGGACTCGAACCTTTAACAAGGCGATCAACCTTGCCGCATCCATGCTACACTTCCGGATTGTGCTAGACAATCCATTTGATAATGGTAGGGCTGGAGGGTAACGATCCCTCTTCTACGGATTAAAAGTCCGTTGCTTCACCTTAAAGCTTCAACCCCAAATTTGATGGTGTTTACTTCACTTGCCATGCTTTCAACACAGTTGAGTATTCGCAACATAGTGGAATATGCAACTCATTCACGACCTCGGGGTTGCACCCGATACAGCCTCAAAATTGGGTGTTCCACCACCAAACTCGTCATTGACTGTAAACCTATCGCCGTTACTGCTTTCACCATCCCAAATCACACATATAAAATATATGATTTGGGATGGTGCGTCCTACAGGATTCGAACCTGTTCACCCGAAGGAACTGCTTTACAGGCAGCCGCAACTCTCCCACTTTGCCACGAACGCATAATCTTATACCATATTTTTGTGCACGAGCTTTTCGCTTACTAAGTACGGTAAGTGTGGTCCTACCTCTTTTCCGTCTGTTGGCGTAGTATGAACGTGCACAAAAATATGGTGGGAGATATAGGTGTCGAACCTATGACCTTCGCCGTGTAAGGACGCTGCTCTACCGCTGAGCTAATCTCCCATATGACGTTGATATTCTCTTTTGCTACGTGCAAGCACTTCACATTAGAGTATGCCAACGTCTTTATTATGTGCAACAGATGACTGGCATTTCACTGGGCCGATTTCTCGGATTCAGCTTCCCGGTTTTACCCGTTTCTCCAATCACTACCTACACGGTAATCTGTAGGCACATAATGTTGGCATTCTGCAAATTTTTAAAGAACTGATGTTATTGCTATTATACAACAACTTTTTAAGCTTGTACAACAATTTTTCAATCGTTGTTCAATCAACTTAATCTAAGAGCCTTGACTTTGTCTTGGGAACTTGAAACGTCTTGCAACAACGTTTTAGCTCTTAGATTAAACTGACTGAAATTGAATTATAACAACATTTCTGAGTTTTGTACAACAATTTTTCAATCGTTGTTTGAAGCTATTTGTTTAGTTAAAGAGCGATTAAATGAATTATACGCTAAACTTGAATGTTGTAAACAGCTAAATTGTAACAAAGGGACCAAACTTTCGTAAGGTCCCTTTGTTTATTTCATAAAGTAAAAACTTAGGGACTCTTCTTTCTCAGTTTAGGGCTATACGCACCCCCACACGCGACTGATGTCACGAGCGGTAATGATAATGTGCGTATTGAAAGCATGATGACCTCTTTGTTTTTCATGTTCTATTTATAGAGTTTTACAAAAACGCGATAGTTCAGGTTGAAATCAGAACACTGGGATCTTCGATTGCCTTCTTAAGCATCTCTTTTATTTCCGCTTCTTGCTGTTTAACTGCCAATTCGCGGTTGTCATCTATGTCAGCAGCAAGCTCTAAGACTTTAGATGTTACGTAATCTTTAAAATGCTCTATGACCTCAGCAACTTCTTTTTTGTATTGTTCATGTATCTCAGAACTTTCGAGGGTCTTGTAAATGTTGTCCTGTTTGCTGTCTATGAAATCTTTCAGTTGCTTTTCATGCTCTGGATGAACTTTTAAAAAATTTTCGATGTCATCGGAGATAGCTTTATTTAAATTTCTCATTACCTTAAAGATAGATAAATCTTCCGGTAATGTTAAAGATAGCTCTGTAGGAACTGCGCTGAGTCTTAAAGTGATAGAATTGCTAGACTCGTAAACTGTGACTGGTTCATTTGAAAGATAGCCAGAGGTTGTTACTTTTATTGATTTGTTTTCCATTAGACGCTTTCTATATCTACTAGTTTTGCCTTAGACGTGTCTATTAAAACTTCAGACTCATTATAAACAGTGTCGACTATTTTTGTGTCGAAAACAATACTGCCGGCATCGACTTCATATGTGAGTATAACACCGTGTTTAGTTCTTCTAGAATCAGCTGATTCTAAGTGACCTTTTCGTAAAGCAAAATTTTTAGCAACGTAATACTGTTCGCTTGTCGCAACATATCTTTGCTTTAGTTCTTGTTCCTTGATTTCTTTTTCACTTGTGTAATCGTCAAATGCCAATCCTCTAAAAACCTTTTTAATTTTTCTCTTAGCTTTATTGTTTGCAAGATTGATTTCAGGTATTGCAGAAATAAGCTCTAAGATTCGAGGCACGAGGTCTTTATTATTGTAGTGAAGATAATCATCTATCAGCCTGGATAGCTTTTTGTAACTATCACTATTTGCATATTTAACTTTCGTGTATGTTCTAAAATCTTGCTTGTCAGACACTCTTTGCGGTTTGGGGTCATTGGACAAATTAAGCAAATAGTAGAATACAAAATCGAAATTATCCGCCTTACTAGATGGAAAATCTATTGCCGAATACAAGGTAGAATTAGTGTCTAGCGACCTTATCTTTTCATAATGTTTATTGTCAATTATCGGCAAAAGCCTAGTTGTACCGAAGATACTCGGCTCTGATTTAAACTTGTTGTGAGCTAGGCGCTTTGCTTCTTTTGATGCATCGACATGATGATCCACTATGTCAAGTACGTCTTTTACTTTTTGTGACTTTTCTTTCGCTTGTGAAAAATCTTTATTCCTAAACATGTTTGCTATATCACCAGACAGTGATTTTAACAAATCACGGTTATCTTTTATTTTCTGCTTTCTACCTTTCATATTTTCATCAGATTTTATTATTTTATCTAAATCATTTTCTATCTGATCAACAAATGGAAAGTATTTTTTAGCGTCCGAAATTTGTTTAGAGAATTTTTTTATATGTTCAATAGAAGGACTATCTAGCAGCAAGAAATCGTGTATATTTGAAATAAGCTTTATAGCTTCTTTCGCGATTCGCACCTCAGAATTAGTAAGAGGTCTCATCTGTTTGACTACGACCTCTTTTGATTCAGTAACTAGATACTCTTTAAAAGTTATCATTTTATTAGCAGACTCATAATTAGGGCTGGGTGATTCAGATCACCTTTTGCCAGAATCGTGTGTATGATGAAGCACCAGTAGTATCGCACAAATAACGTGTACCATCAGAAAACGTAATGATAAACATGTTTTCATCTGGTTTGTTTTTGTAGCTGGTCAACGGACCTTTATTGTATTCCTTTAAATCAAACCCATAAATATCCTTTGACGTGAAAACTTTAAGTTTCCTGCCTAGAGTTTTTTCGACTCTTTTTAGCTTAACCTCGTGGATATTTCTTGACGCGGCATAACCATTACCTTCAAAAGATTCCCAATAATCTGGCTTCTCTGTTAGCTTAATTCCGGCGTCATGTAATGCAATAATCTCAGGCGTACCATCTACCTGCAGCATACTAATTGGTTTTGCACCATCAGGGAGTTTTTCTCCGGGCTTTAGCACACGCACTGGGGTTTTTATAGAGCTTGCAGCTAAGTCAGCTTGGTCTGACTTACGACCAAACTTTCCCACAATAACATCACCTTCAGCCAAATTGAATATTTCTGCTGTTTTCATTCTGACCTCAGTCTAGTCTAATGTTAATAACGTCTTGATCATTTTTAATCCGCTTAAACAATGAAACACCTCGTGATTTGCCACCACCGTAGAAACCGCCCTTGAAAGGTATATATTGCTGCCCAAGAACCTTTATATTGCCATCTTTACTGACTTCTACATCAAAAGAGAGTCCAACCATAGTTGGTGCATCGTTTAGAAGTGCCATACTGAGCTCATCTCGATATTCTTCAGGTACTTCGTTTTCTGTAAGCGCTTTTTCAATTGCCTCATTAATGTCATCGTGAGACGTCCAAACGTCAAAACCCATAACAAAAAAATTACTCTTTTTAGAGTAACCAAGATAGACCTCTTGCATTTCATCGATTTCCAACTCTGCACTACATTCTACTTCGATAGAGCCGTTATTTTCGCCGTCATCATCTACTTCTATTTCGCCGTGAAAATACATTTCCTCAAGTGTATTGCTGTATTCACTTTTTACGAATTGCTTTACGGCATCTTCCATGTCCGAAATAAGTTCATGAACAGGTTTGCCGGCGATAACAAGTTGCCCATTCATATGCGTTGCTGTAACTGCTTGCTGGGCCTTGTTGGGGAAGAATTCTATAATGTCAAAAAACTCTTTAGAATTTTGTGATGTCGCTTCTTTTATTTGTGAAAGCTTCATTTTAGGTGTCCTTATAAAAATATAGGGGAGTATACTCCCCTATTTATGCGTTTACAGGCGTATTACCACTTTGGCCCGAAAATATGTAAGACAGTAGCTTCCGGCAAGCTATCAATAATCTTATAAAGTGTAATGTCTGAATAGCCTTTTGCTTTCATAAAAAGCTTCATGTTTGCAGCAACATCCCAAGCGGCTTTTTCTACATCAGTTACATAATGCCCAACAATACCTTCAGTTTCAATAAATCTATTAGGCACAGGCATGCTGTCTAGTTGCTTTTCTAATTCTAGAACAATATCTTCTGGGAGAGATGAAAAAATTTCAGTAAGCGTCATAATTAAAAAGTTGTAGGTTAAATATCCTGAGGTTTTTTAGTAAATTCTTTAACCCTAGACAATACAAAAGATCTCCACCCATTTCTATCTAGGGAATAAACAGCAATAGTGCCGGGTTTTGTATTCCTTGTTCTTTCAAAGTTACCAGATTCCGTCAGTGGCAATGGTATAATCTTTTCGTCTAACGTGCATTCCATTGTTGTCTCTGTACCATCTGCCTTGACAAAACGAACAAACCAGATACCGTGCTTGAGCGCTTCAACGCACTTTATAGTTGCATCGTTTTGGATAAGCTTTGCAGCTTCAGTTACTTCATCTTCATCATCTCTATAAAGATCCAAAACAAGGTCTGTTAACGATTTCATTTTTTACCTTTTTGCAGCTTCTAAGGCTTTATCAATGTTAATAATTTCGCCATGCACATTCAGTTGTTTCCAAAAGAACGTTTCATCATCAACGGCGTCATCAATTAGCACAACTTTAATCGGTTCATCATGCGCGCACCTGTCCTTAAAGAAATGTCGCATGAAAATCCTAAATGCATCATGCTTTCCCCAAAAAGCTGACATTTCGCTAAAGTCAACACGGTCTTGAGAAATACCTTTTTGCAGGCAGCATGCAGATATAATATCTTCATCTACACGCAATACTGTTTTGAACTTATGACCAATCTTATTTTCAAGCCAATCGCGCGTGGCAAAATTAAATCTAACTAATTGCGCTTCATCCCAAATCGCAAAAGAAAAAATCGAAACTTCATCAGGTGTGAAAGAATTTACAATCTCTTTTACTAGATCAAACTTATCATGAGATACTGGAGCAGCGTTGAACCAGCCTGTAAGGACTGGCGCAAGAACAGTATCTTCTAAGTCTAGAAAAACGATCGTTTTCATATTTTTAAATTTTTAGAAATTTCATTCAGTTGTATCATTTCGCTTTTTGTAGCTTTACCCGTAGGAATGAGGCACATTTCTGCCAACTGTCTAGTTACCATTCGAATAGAGTTTTCAGATATTCTAGACGCAATAATAACTTTCTGACATGTAGGCGTAGAATCTACTTGTGTGAAAAATACACTTTGAATCTTTGAACCCCGTTTGGGTTCAGGGTAAAAACTGTCGGTAAACAGCCCAGCCGCCAACGGGGTTAAAGATGCCTTATACCAAATTTTGTCTTGAGAAATATTCATGGGGGTTCCTTATTAAAACCCCATGAATAATTATAACATAATGGTAGCAGGTTAGCTAATGCTAATTACCTTAATTTCAGGTTGCTTCTTTGAGCGTGTGAGATGAACAGATAAAATTCCATCTTTGACAGTCGCAGCAACATCAAAGTCATCTGATACTGTAAACGATTTTGTGAAAGATCTTGTTGCAAGGTTAGCAGCGATGACATTAACACCTTCATCATAACGATGATAAACTGAGTGGTTAGGCTTGCCTTTGACTGTAAGCGTGTTCTTGTCGTGGGTAATCTCAATGTCATCTTTAGCGTACCCGGCGACAGCCAACTGGATAACATAATGTTCTTTATTGTCCTTATTTTCCAGTTTTACCAAATCATAAAATGGATAAGATGTGTGATTTGACAATTTTTCCATAGTATTAAACAGATCGTCAAATCCGATTTGCGTAAATGCGTGCTTCATATTTTTTCTCCTTTAAAAAGCAAGTTTAGAAAATTGAACCTGCAACCCGAAGCATTACAAGTTCAACCGTATTTATTATATTCATTTTTTCTTTAGTTAATGGTTTTTTTTCAGGTTGAAAAACCTATTTCCAAGCCTTTCTAAATTTTTAAATTTAATCTTGAAAGACGTGCTGTCAAAACCTCCGAACATCTCAGCGTTGGCATGTATTTCACACAATGCAGAAATTAACAAAGATGGTAACAAATCTTTTCTTTGATATCCATCAATATCTGATGGTTTCATAGTGTGCATGTCCATATCATGTTGCATGAGAAATGCAACGGTTTCATTTCCTCCTAAAGTTCTCCAAATACCCGCTGAAACATTAGCATGATTAGGGAAATGTTGTTTTCCTAGATCATCTAAGGTTTTGCAAAATGGCTTACCTATATCATGAAAAATCAAATATTCTTCCATGTGGTCTTTTAACACTTTTTCCCATAACCAGTCTTTATTGTCAACATACCACTTAGGTAATCTCCAAGAATCGGTTTTACCTTGATTAAGTTCCAGATACTTCTCATAAACCTATTCACCATGTTGAAGCATGTCGACCCCAGATGTTTGATAACAAGTCTTCATAGCTTTAATATAGCTGTCAAGATGCGGTTTTTCGCGCGCTATTTTGATGCTAATGCTATAATTTGCGCCGCCGTTAGTTTTTGTAAAAGTTTCATTTTTCATTTTAAATCACCTTACTTATTAATTTTCCACAATTGAAGATGTGACAAGATATGTCTTTGAGAATTAGTCAATTGACAAGCAATAGCTGTTAGCCCCCAATCTTGGTAGGGTTCTTCAAATTTACATGTGGGTATATCTTGAGACTGCAAGATCTGCAGTAACTCGCTGAGAGCGCTTTTGTCTCTCACAGTAAGATAGATAAGAGATGGGTGCCCGTCCGGAGGTCTTCCGTGGGTGTAACTATACTCTAGAGCGGCGTGGCCTGCTTGTATAGCTTGTTGTGCAAGAGGGATATCTCGACGAGAGATAGCGTAGATGTAGTGTTTGTTCTAAGACTTCATTTTTTTTCCTTTCTAAGTTTAAACCCTGTTTATTTATTCTCTAAGATATTATAGATTTTTTGAAGACACTCAGCAATATAATAAATGCCATAGATTACCGCAAAATAAAAAATGCTAATTTTTTCAAATTGAAAATCTCCAGCTGCAAGTGAGATAACAAAGGAGATCACAATCATGTGAAAGTGTTTAAAAGAGAAAAACTTAATCATTTTACTTTTATTGGTGGGTGATACGGGGCTCGAACCCGTAACCTTCAGTTTTAGAGACCGACGCTCTAACCAATTGAGCTAATCACCCATTGTCTATAGATTAAATGTTATTATAACACACTTTGCTGCACGTGTTTAAGTATTTTTTGCACCTTTTGGGCACAACGAATTAACCATAGCGCTGGCGAAATTACCAGGTTTTGCTTCCATAATAAACGGGCCATCGATTTCAGATAAGATTTTTCCATCCTCGCCGATAGCAATAAAACCAAGTGTTACCGTTCGTTTCTCATTGCACTGTAAGAGAACACGATCAAAAGTTCCTAAAACGATTTGGTTATCCACAATCCTATTTTTTGTGAATGTGAATCTGACGTTTAACAAAACAGAAAATGGAAACTCTTTAGGAAATGTGGCATAGGAAATGTGGCAGAATTAATATCCGCATCAATTTCCGTGTCGTCGTTTTCGGCGATAGGCACCCACATTGGCGTGTGTGTCCGCTTATTCATTTCCGCGCTCACCGATTCGGCGCGCGCCGAATCGGTGAGGCCTGCACAAGCAGTAAACACTGCCATGGCAAACATAGTTTTAAAGAAGGCAGTGTTCATTATTTCATGCTCCTGTTAACCAAAGAAACCAGATCTTGAGATGTTGCAGCACCTAGTGTCCAACCTAGGTGACCATGACCACCATGGTAAAAAATATTTTTCGCCCTACTTTCACTGACGATTGGCATCATATTTGAATTCATAGGCCGCAAACATGCCCATGCTTTATAATCGCTCGCGTCAATTTGCGGGAAGTTCAACCTGCACCAATCAAGAAGAGGTTTAATTCTATCTTTCTTGATATCCAGGTTTTCCCCATCCAATTCTGCAGTTCCTGCAATTCTAAAATCACTTCCCAATTTAGAGGATACAATTTTCTTGGCGTCATCTAGCAAAGATACTGCGGGCGCTGCCGCTGCATTTTTAATGGTCACGGAATAACCCTTAACAGGGTAAACATTCAAAAAATCTCCAAATTTTCTGGCGGTTTTTGCAATAGAAAAACCGTTACAAAGAATTATTGCATCATACCCATCATACTGCTCAATGAAACTATTATTATCACGCGCAGTAACCATTGACTGAGAAATTTCAATAACATCTCGATTAAAGAAATACCGCACACCATATGAAGAAGAATTGATACGTTCTAACTCCCTAGAGAATTTATGTGCATCACCAGTCCAATCCTCAGGTGTGTGAATACCACCAACGATGTTCTTAAAATCTTTCAAACCTGGGTCAATTTTCTTAACGTCAAAAGCCCCCACAAAATTCCAAGATACCCCATTTTCCTCAAAAATATCCCTGTAAGATAATGCTTCTTCGAATAGTTGCACATCAGTATAGACGTGTAACATACCAGCGTTTCTTTTATCAAAGGACAAATTTTCTAGTACTGAAATTTCCGAGTATAACGCTGAAGATCTTTTTCCTAGCTCTATGGTATCAATTGTGTTTTTGATATGAGAGCCGTTTACGGTATGTCGCAAAAAACCAGCAATCCATAAAAGCTTGTCAATTTCTGGTTTAGGTCTAATGAGCAATGGGGCATCTTTACTAAGCATCCATTTCAATCCTTTGCCCACATTTGACCATGTATTCCATGTTTGGGCGTTGCAAACAGATATTTGTCCACCGTTTGCATAAGAACATTGCATTGCGGAATATGGTTCACGTTCAAAAACGTCAACGACGTAATTGTTCCTAGCTAAAAAATATGCAGTAAGATTGCCTATTACTCCAGCTCCGACTACTGCAACATGTTTCATTTTCTGCCCCACCAACAAAACTTACGATCATATTACATTATATACCAAACAAAAGAAAAGGTGACCTATTTTTAGGTCACCTTTTACGACTATTTTTTGGACAAGTCCTCCAAATCGTCTACCGTTTGGTTATAAGGTGGCTAACCTCACCGTGGGCTGTTTCTTAGGCAGCGACGCGGAATTGAGTGTCGTTTGCAGTTACTTCTGGATTTTTAACGTCATCATGACGTGCTGCGTTAATCATCTCTGAAACCCTGTCAAAACCAGCCATCCCCATCAAAAACGCACACGTTCTTCCGAGTTTCACCTTCGTACGACAGGCCTTGCGGTTGTAGTGCGCTTTTGGTGGAGATGAGGGGAATCGAACCCCTTTCCAGAATCCTTCAACTATTACCGATATACAGCAATCAATATAATTATACTACAAAAACCCAGCTTGTTAATCATCAACCTGGTTAAAAGCTAAATTTTCAAAATATTTATTTAGTGTGTCATTCCACCCTGGCATAGAGTCTAATCTAGTGCCTTTGGCAAAAACTGTCACTACCGTATCATCATCACAATTAGACAAGATTACATCTTCATTAGTTACTATAGACACAACACTCAGGCTAATACCGTGCTTTTCGCGTGCAAAACCATCACCATATGGGTGTGTTGAGTAACCTTCATCTTGCCACTCATAAGTGACCAAAACATCAAAATCTTCATAGCACGTCCCATCATCTGGTTGTAGACCGTCAAATTTAGATACTACGAAATCAGAGGTCTGTAAAGAGCCTATAGATTTAATTTCTGTCAATTTCATTCTCAACTCCGTTTTTTAGTATTTATTATTTGGCAGACATTTTATTCTGCATGCTCTGAACTACAAACGGATGAACATAGTTTCTAGCTACCGACTCCCAACCATTTATGCCCATTAACCCCTTGACCATTGAAGAAGACACCTCTATCAATTCTCTGGGTGTAAGAAAGTAAACTGTTTCAATTGAAGGAGAAATAGTTTTATTGACCAAATTAAGCTGAAATTCGTAATCTAAATCAGTTGCTGAGCGTATACCCCGTATTAAATGGGTGGCACCTAGCTTCTGTGAATATTCAGATGTTGCAATATTTTCTGGTAAAATATCAATATCAACACTACCCTTGTAGTTATCTGGTAGCACATTCTGAATTATCTCAATTCTTTCTTCTTGGGTGAAAAGCCCCTTCTTATTTGGGTTGAATGCAACTAGCAAAATGACCTTATCAAATATCTTCAAAGAGTCATCTAATACACGAAGGTGCCCATTTGTTATTGGGTCAAAAGAGCCTGCAAATACCCCAATTTTTATGCTCATGTCACCCCCACTTTTTCTCCCAATATAGCTCTTCAATGATTTCATCTACACAATCCACTATGTCCGCTTCACCATTGTTTACCGCAGTGTGGTTACATAACAAACCCCTAATTGAATCGGAAAATTGCGAATCTAAAATATTTTTGATTTCAGCAGTTGACCTGTGTGGATCACGCGTCATAATACGCTTAATTCGAATACCCCTATCTGCTTGAACGCATACGCGCAAATGAAATAAGCTGTGTAAACCCATCTCAACAAGCAAAGGAAATTCAATAATATAAAAATCGCAATTGTCATTTTTCGCCGACTCAATGCTTTCTTGTAGTGCGTCAAGGACGAAACTGCCAGAAAAATATTCTAGCTTTTTTCTTTTAAACAAGTCACCGAATGCAATTTTGGCGACTTCCTTCTTATCAATCGTTCCAAAAATGTCGTGCACACCTTTTAGAAACTTGGTATTCTTAATGCTGGGCTTCGTATATAAATCATTTACGATGCTATCGATACTTTCCCATGCAAATCGCTTGACAGCAAGTTCAGGGGAAACGCTTATTTTCTCTTTTAGCGCGCGAATGATGGCAGACTTGCCAGACCCAGCCCCACCAGTGATAGCAACCATTCTCATATTGTTGTCCTTTAAAATATAATATGGGGGTGATTTCACCCCCACTCTTTCTTAAGCTACTCGAGTTCTAATTTCAGACAATGAAACTTCATTGTAGAAAGTACCAGTGTGGTAGATGAGTACCATAATGTCTTCCCACTCTTCATCCAAATCATATTGGTCAAGCCGAGCCGCCATCAATTCACCAGTCATCTTAGATCGTACCGTAGTCAAAACACCTTCCTTTGACTTCTTACCTTGGTCCGTGATTGGATCCTTAGCGATTCCTTCCCAAGCTTCAGAACCGTCTGCATAGCGGACTAGAATAGCACTTGCCTTTTGTGCAACCTTCTTGTCATCTCGCGAAACGCTCTGCAACAAACCACCCCCTGAACCGAAGATAACATTGTCGGCAGAGTAACCCATTGATACAATCTTACCAAGCAGGCTCTTAATTGAAAGGCCGCGACGGTCGATACCATCGCCCTGAATAATCCCAACGTAATTTACCTTTTTAAAGCCCTTAGAAGTCTTAGTGTGGCCAAATGCGGCATCCTGCATTTGCAGAATACGCGGGACTGTTTCCATCATGTCGCCACTGTCAGGCCTGAAAACAACCTTGCCACCAATTTTAGCCAGTTCAATAATTAGCTGCTTCAACTCTTCATTATAGCAAAGGGCTTCCGCTGCTCGATAAACGTCTTTCCCATCAATAACGATAGAAATAATTGCGCCTGGCGCAAAAAACGTCTTAATCGTATTTCTGAGGTATTCTAGTTCACCTTCAACATCCAGCTTAAATGAACATTCGATTGAGTGTTCAGTTGCAGCAACAGAGAACGTAGACATTTCTTCGTTATAGAAAAAGTTGGCTGCGATAGTTCCTTCAATGGTATCTGACCCCATGAAATTTACCGCGTGCGCAGCACCACCAATTTCTGCAGTTTCACCAGAAGATACACCACGCCCGCCAAAATCATGTAGTGCAAACGGCAGCAAGCCCATATCTGCACCGGTCATTTCGTAGAATCGCTTGATGTCCTTCTTAATATCGTAGTCGTAAGATGCGATAGTTGTAGGATACCAAATCCCACGCAGAATAGAAGTCTCCACGTGTTGCGCCAGCCAAAACAGATCTTCATCTAGACAAGTCACAGTATAGATTGGAAGACCGGGGCGAATGACTGTTCCTTCTGGAACAACCCGAATAATCAGCGGAATAAAGCCGTTGTATTGAGTAACGATCTTTTCCCAACCATCCCGCTTGAAAAGCTTCCTCCCAAAATGCTTCATGCAGAAATCTTCAGCATCGTCGATATCTTGCATTGTGATTTTAGTGGAAAGCATCTTCTTTGCCCACATTTGAGCGCCAAAACAAACGATACTTCCTTCACCGCCTCGGGCTTCACCGTACGCGCTCATGCCAATAACTTTGCGTTCAGCATAATTTGGATATCCAGATGGGTGGCCTTCCTTATAACTATCAGCGCGAAGAATAAAACTGATGATCAACGAACCACGTGGAACATACTTTACATCCTTCTGGCTTGGGGCAAAAAGATTAGCAATCTTGTTAAATGCTTGTGACATGAATAACTCCTATTCAAAATGTTGATATAAAACCGTCTATCAGTTTTATTTTGGCAATCTTCGGTATGCCTGACCGTTTACATATTTATTATAATACGTAAAGGCCTTGAACAAAATTATTTTTTAGGTTGCCAAGGGGTACCTATCATATAACTCCATACCCAAAGAAATTCTTTACGCCCCTGGTCATAAAAAGCTGTGTAAACATTTGCAAGTTCTTGATGCCCAATGGCAACTTGATGCCTTTTTCCAACCATCTCTTCGGTGATCTGAGGCAGTGGTCTTCCTACTTGTACAAATTCCATTTTAAACCTCTTTAATATCGCTAATTTGTGGTCCGTGGCCTACAGCTATCACTTTGCTTCTAGTCCATGTAGAGACAACATCAACAATTTGTTCTTTTTTAACGAGCCTATCCCCTGTTGGCAAGCTCATATGTGTATCCCCAACTTGATCGAGACAGGTGATAACCATTTGGCGATCAAGAATTTCTACACCTAAATGTTCAGCAACTGCTTCAGCACGTTGAATGTCCTTAACAATATAGTAATTAAGGTTAGAAACATTCAACGGTGCAAATCGCATTGTTCCTTGAAATTGATTAGGCACATTCGTTAGGTCCACAATATTCTCTTCATTTGAAATTTTTTCACCTTCACGATGCAAATAACCTTCGCCGTGACGAGTTGCATAGCACCTGGTAACATACACCGGTTGAATCGTCTTAATACCTAGATCATATGCAGCAAGAACCGCTGAAATAAGGCCGGTCTTAGAGCGCGTGACATGCGGGTAATCACCAAGTGTCTCATCTAGTGCAAGTCCTTGGGCGCCCTCATAAATCGCAACACCGTTTGCGTTAGAAGCAAAAAGAAGATTATTTCCTGTGTATAGATGTACGCAATCATGCGACATCTCTTGGATCATTTTATCTGCTAGGGTTTCGCAGCAAACATTTCCACTCAATATTGAATCGTAGATTGCCCTAACGTCATCTGACGCGTTTTCGTAAATCTCAAATTCTAATGCTATAGATTTTTCAACTCTGTCCTTAATCCGGTTGTGCTGAATATTGTTCAGAACGCTTACTAGACGAGTACGTTGGCCACCACAAACCATATCTGCAGTGATAGTAAAATCTGGGTGTTCTGATCGTGTTACGGTTTCATTAATACCTAACCCAACCGAACCATGCTTTTTTCTTCTAATTGACTCTGCAATTCGATTAATAGCAACATCGAAAATAGTTGTAACTTTTGCCTGCTGATGGATGTATACCGGGGCAAGTTCTTTATTAAGTTTAGCCTGCAGTTCATCGTGTTCTTTCGAAAACATTGCAGTATTGAGAATAAAGTTTTTCCCAAGATAGGTCATAGTTTTCGTTTTAGGCTCGTCAAGATCGCACAACGTGCCAGCACCAAAACTGCTAAAAACGTGCCTTACCCCATTATTGATTACGGTGTGCCCCGCTTGGGCACCACCATTGTTGCGTGCAATCAGATTGGCAGAATGCTTCTTTGCAAGCCAGGCGGTAGTAGTGCCTTTTCCTTCATCACCAAAACCCGCACCAATGACTGCAAACATCTTGCTCATTTGATCTCCTTATCCTCAGGAAAAACAACTTCAACCAAAAACTCCTTCAGCTTTGTTGAATTATACCAACAAACTGAAGGAGTGTAAACAATGTTTTTGTTAGAAATTTAGAGATTAAATGCATGCTCTAATTCAAGAGCGATGTGCGGTGGATAACTTTCAATCACTTGCCGAACATCTTCTCCCTGCGCAATACGTGTGGCAGCAATCACTACATCTGAAAGGTAATCTGCATTCCTAAGTGCAATTGCATTATTTCCCATTAGTTCACGCCATTGCCCAACAACTCTTTCAGCGCCTTTACGACGACAGAAACTACCTTGCTCAATAATGACGTGGAAAATTTTCCAGTCGGCCGACGCATCACGAAGCAGTTGATTAGTGCTG